ATTTTCTTAGATAGTTTTGCTGCTTGGTCTTTCAAACCAGCACCCATCACATTACCATTCTTTGGGTTGATTACTGTATACTTTGATTCGTTTACTGATGGTTTCTTAACCATATTAGTTAACTTCATTGATTCTTTGGTGAATTCTTTTGCATTCTCCTTATCATCCGTATCCACATCTTTTACAGGATACGTTTTACCATCTACTTCGAACTCACTATCACCATTTGCGATTGCTTTTGCTCTTGCTGCTCCGAATTCGTTTCCCTCTTCCATTTCTTCAGTTTCATTGATTTCGTAATACTTACCAAGAACTTCACCAATTTCATCATATGATGATTCCAATCTTTGTTGTAGTGTTGATACTTCTTTAAGAGTTTTTTCAAATACTTTGAATGATTCGTTCATTCTCTTCATATGTCTACCAACAGTAACACCATCAAACCAATCACCAGTTTCTGAAAGGGTTACTTTGTTTGCAACCTCAACCAATCCTCTGATTGATTCATACACTTTAGTTAATCCTTCTTTTCTGTAAACGGATTCACCATATGCTTTATATCCCTTTACCGCTTCTAAGAATGCCTGTTTTTGTTCAGTTGTTAATTCTTCAGCTCGTGGTCTTTCTTCTTCTTCTTCCTTTACAAATGATTTTGCGTAAGGATTAGAATATACTTTTCCAATTTCTACTGATTCGTTTAATAAATCTTTTAGTTTTTTCATTTGAATACCTTCTTATATAGAACAAACACCATCAATCTCGCAGATGATATCTCTTACCAATGTATTAATTTTTTTATATGATTTTGTAGTACCTCTACTAACTGATTCGTTTACAGGTCTCATAAATGCACCATGTGTTGATGGATTGGAAACAAAATCCCAACAAATCAAATCAAAATCATCTTCGACTGTTACTGTCTTACCATTATTAGATTCTTTTACCGAACCCATGCCTCTTGATGATATACCAACAGTACATCCGGCTTCTAATAATTCTTTAAGTATGTTTCCTGCTGGTGTTTTTAGGATTTCCACTTTACCCATAACATCATCACCATCCCACCATACGTTTCTTACGATGTGAGATGTGTTCTTTAATTCAACAACTGATGATTCTGGATGGTCTAATTCACCAAACGCTCTATTTTCTTTTACTTCTCTACCCATATACTTTTTTACTTCTCTTCTGAGAATTTCAGTAGGATAGATTCTACCATTTTGGTTTTCTGCTTCAGCACGTTGGAGTACACCCTCAACAATCAACCTACCATTGTTCTCTTTCAATGATTCGTTGATTTGAGTTTTACTCATTTTAAATGGTATAGTATCAATTAATAATTTACTCATTACTTATCCCACACTTTACGTTTCTTATATAGGTCAAACATAATTTGTGCAACCTCATATCTTATAAGTAGACGAATATCTTCCAAATCCTTATTTGAAAGTTCCTCTTTTAGCACCTTTTTATTATGTTTCTTACTTACACTCATGCACTTAACTCTTTAAGTTGTCTTGCAACCTTTAACATTCTTTCAGAAATTTTTCCAAATCGTTTTTGTGTAGATTCCCAATACTGTCCAGCATGTACACCTGCTTCGGTTTTTAGTTTTGCGTTTTGATTAACAATTCTCTCTAACTTAAACATCATACTATTGATTTCTTTGATTGAATCATTTATTTTCTGATGTTGTTTTCTTGAATCATCTTTCTTAAACTCTTTATATGAGATTTCGTTTATCTTATTCTCTAATTTACGTTCTAATGCTTCTAATTTCTTAGTATTCACTTTTTTCTCCTTAGATTTCTTATACCCTAATACCTCAATGTGGTCATCATCCAAATCATCCTCATCATTACTCTTAGCAAACGCATGTGGAGTTTTGATTGGGCCTTCACCACCATCTAAGTTAGCAGTTACATTTGCTTCTTCTAACTCATCAAACTTATCTTCTATTTCTTTTAAGAAACTTTTCATTTAAACACCCTCTTTAGCTCATCATACAACTCATAGTATCTGAGTAATGATAATACTTGTGATTCGGTTATAACTTTTGATGATTTTAACTTAGATGCTAAGGTAATTACCTCATTTATCTTAATCTTAGTTACTTTATCAGTAATTTTGATAGATTTAAGTGATTTTTGAAGTTCATTTGTCTCTCTAACAACAAAATTCTTTAATTTTTCAGAATTATCAACCGATTCGATGTATTCTTTAAGAATATTACGTTGTTTGTTGGATAAGTTTGTATATTTGCTATTAAAATTTTCTACCAACATCTTCCAAGCCAATAATCTTACCTCTTTAGGTTGTTTTGAGTAATCTTCATTGATAGTTGTAACAATTTTATCGGAATTTTGTGATTTTCCTGTCAAGTGTTCCATCAATGTTGATTTACACTCAACATATTGTTTTGGGTTATCTGAATTTTTGTACTCAAACAACTTATAGATAGATGCATTCTCCTTATAGTTAGAAACTCTATACTTAAAGAAATCTTCTAATACAAAATTCTTCTTAATATCTTTAATTAAGTTGTATTTTTGTTTGTTTAGAGTAGTTTCGGTAAGTTTTGACCTTTCTTTTAGGATAATATTTAAAAATTCACCTGCTTTGTACTCTGAACTAAACGATTCTTTAATTGCTGATTGGTACAACTTTAACTCTTTAGCCAATTCTGTCTTTTTACCAAAGTGTTCTTTGATAATTGCTGTTGCCTTTGAATCTTTGTTATTCAAAGTATCTGTCGCAATCTGGCGTACAAGTAATTCGAATAGAATACCTGTGTTTTTGTACTTACTATGCTTAATGTTTTTCATTAGTTCCTTCTATTTTTGGTAGAGTAACCTATATATTTAGTTATAAATATCTTAATTATCAGAATTCAATATATTTTTCTCATCTAATAGTGATGATTCCACTCTATCATCATCGATTTTCAAAGATTCTATGATTATTTTCTTACTCTTTACTTTCTTTTTCATATTTGATAACATGGAATTAGTTACTTCTTTATTCAATACTTCATTTGCATTATAAGAATGTCTTATTGAATCAGATTTTACATTAATTCCTTTGTTACCCAATGGGTCTCTACCAAATGGTGATTTATCTTTACCATATGTACCAGTTTCTTTAGGTCTACCAGCACCTTCGTATCCACCTTCAGGTGAACCACCTTCATTTTCACCAAAAGGAGAACCACCTTCACCACCATCAGCATCACCTTGTTGTGATAACGCAGCTAAATCATGTGGAGTACCAAATGATTCACCAGTTTTAGCAGGGTCATTACCTTCTGATTCAATCTGTTCGTGTCTAAATCCAAGTTTCAAATCGTTGATAACTCTATATTGTTCCATCTTCCACTCATCTTCACTCATATTGAATACGTTTTTATACATCCACTCCTGAGATAACATTTTAAGGTCTTTCATATCTCTGACAAGATTTACTTTTTCAGACCAAAGGTTTGCTTTCTCTTGTTCATAAATAATAGATGGTGTAGTAAGTTCTAATTCGAAGTTTACTAAATCTTCATTCTCATAACCTTGTGCGTATAAATGTACAACGGCAATCTTAGTTAATTCTGAGAGAACAATCTTTTGGATTCTTTCAACTGAACGTGCGAATCTGATATCCTCTTGTGCAAGAGTTGCTTTACCTTCAACACCTTCTTCGTATCCAATAAATGCTTTTGGAACTTTAAGAGCTGCCATCATTCTATTCTTTAGGTATTCAATATCATCAATACCACCGAACTCCATACCACTAAGAGAATCAATCTCAGTACCACTCTGTCCACCTCTAACTGGTAGATAGTAATCTTCCAACATATTTTGAAGATTGAACTTTAGGTTGTACTCACCAGTTGTTTCATCAACATAAGGAACTTTCTTCATCTGGTCGATGATGTTCTGCATATATGTATCAACCTCTGCAGGTGGGATATTACCAATATCAATTTTAAAGATTCTCTTTTCAGGTGCTCTCATAATTCTATGAATCATCATAGCATCTTCCATAAGAATTAATTGTTTCCAAGTCTTTCTTGCACCTTCTAAAAGTGAACGGCCATAAGGTAGGAAGTTTGTATCAGTCAATAATCTGAAATGTGCAACCTGAAACGATTCTAAAAACTTAGTGTTGTTTCTTTGTGAGATTGCGTTTGTGTTTTGTTCTTCAACTTCGAAACGTACTGAGTATGGGTTATCCATATCGTAACCTTCTTCTCTTCTCGTTTCGTATGCTGATAATGGTGATGCGTTTACAATACCCAATTCATCATCAATATCTAAATAAAGATAATAATCACCATATTTGTTCATACCTCTAACCCAACTCCAAAGATTGAATTCAATATTCAATACATCATAAAATAAGTTGTGTAGGGTTTTCTTTAGCTTCTCATCTGATGAGTTGATTCTGAGTACATCACCCATATCGTTTTTAAGTGTACACTCGTCTGAGTAGATATCTAATACTGATGAAATAATGGAATCTTTATCCATTGCTTCATAATCAGTATATAGTTCTAATTTGTTTGAATGATAATTAAATCGTTCATTGTAGGTTTGCCAATTCTTTCTTGAATTTGAACCATGCAATCTACCATATCTATCGTAGTATGCTGAACCTCTACGATTACCATCACCTTGTAAGCGGGATGAATCGACTACCTTTAATTTATTTTTACCGACTTTTCTTACAACTACTTGAGTTGAGAATAATCGTTGGAGTCTACTAAATAATGATTTATCTGCCATAATTTTTGTTCTTTGTTACAATATCCCTACAAACTATAAATATGATAAAAAATATATTTACAATAACCAAGTTATATCTTCATCACCTCTACCAGTTTTTACCTTCCACGAATCTTTTCCTTTTGATTGATTCGTTCTGAATACACCTGTATTTTTAGAGGTTAATGATAATGCTCTTTTATTAAGTTCGATACCCTGTTGTCTTAATTTTAATGCAGTATCTCTTACCCATAGAGATGTTGAGAATGAAATAACCAAGTCATCATTATAACCCTGTTGTGCTTCTGCTCTACTACCATTCCAAATGAATACAAACAATTCATCTATTAATCTTTTAGAACGAATAATAGGAACTCTTTCTCTCATATAAGTATCTAACTTAGATATAACCAATGGTCTGGTTCTACTTGTCATTGAGAATCCTGGCACCATCTGAGATTTATCTTTTAAATCATATCCTTTTTGTAAATGAATATCATCATCTACATATCCAAACTCTTTGTAGGAATAATATAAGTTTGAATAATTTCTATCAATTGCTTCTTGGATTACTGCCCATCCAATGTTTGCGTTTTCAATTACTAATAAGGCATCATTCCATTCAGTTGCTACGTTTACCAACATATTACCATAATGTTTGGTTTCAATCTTACCTCTGTATTCTGCAACCTGTTCAACTGATTCTACATCTATTACATGAAACGCTGAATAATCAGCACCATCACCCCTCGCAACATCCGCAACCACAATATAATCTTTTGCGTAGTTTGGTTGTTGCCAAATCCAATAGTTTCCATCAAACCCTCTTTTCTCAACCGGCTCTTGTACATGAGTTTCTTCATACCATTGTAGAAGTTGTCCATCAACCACCGTATAACCAGAACTGATAAAATCACAATCACATTCTTGTGCTGCCATCTTTTCACCCAATAGTTGAGTTTGTTCTGCTCTCCACTTTTCGTTTCGTTCTGGATGAACTGTCCAATGGAGTTTGATTGGATTCCAACCATCACTCCCTTCACCCTTTAACCATGTCTTATGAAAGAAATTACCAACACCATTTGGAGTTGATAACACAATTGCTTTACCACCAGTTGAAAGAGTAGATTGTGCAGATGCCCAAATTGAATCAATACCTTTAATGAATGCAGCCTCATCAATAATTAACATTGATAATGCTTCAGAACGACCAGCATCACCACTTGCTGATGTTGCTTTAATTGTTGAACCATTACCTAACCTAAGTGATAGTTTGTTATCCTCTACGGTATCACCTCTCAACCAACTCGGTAGGTTCTCATGCATATACCTAACTTTGGTAACTAAGTTTTTAGCTACCTCTTGTTTGGTTGCAATTACTAAAATGTTTTTATCTTCGTGGAATAACATCATCCATAATGAATAACCTGCGGATAATGTTGAGATACCTAACTGACGAGATTTGAGGATTACATTGAATCGATGTTCGTTGAACTCATCCATTACATCTTCTTGAAATGGGAATAAATCAAATAGAATCTTTCCCCTTTTAGGATGTTGGATGTAACAATACTTTTTAAAAAAGTAAACTGGGTTTTGAGCACATTTAACGTACTCTTCTCTAATAAGTTCTTTTATACTCTGTCCCATATACTACTTACCCAATTTCCATAGGAACTGAGTAGATAGTATTGGTTGTAAATTTTCATTGATACCAACTCCCAGTCCGAATGCTTGTTTTTTTCTTGTTCTATAAAGGAGTTGGCCACCAACATAATTAAATTGATTTTGTGTACCATTTAAACCGAAACCAATATAAAATTCTCTTGGATTGATATATTTGGTTTCGGTAACGGTTACTGTTGGGTATATTAAATCGTATTGAATATTTCTTGCCATAATTTTATTTTGAGATACACTATCAGTAATTCGTAGATTTAACGAATCTAAATTTTGTACATCTTCATAAACATATGTTGCGAAATAATCTTCAAGTATAGATAGTGTATCAATCGGTTGTAATACATTTACAGTATCAACCTCTTTGACTATTCTTGTAACTACTTTTGGAATATACTTTGGAATCTCCTTTGTAATTGTATCATATTTTACTTCGGTTTTTGTAACAATAGTTGGTTCAGTTGGTGTTACTTCGCCACTACCACTACACTGTCTCATTAGTAAGATAACAATTATCAATACTAAGATTATTACATTTCTAATATCGCCGAAGTATTTATTCATTTATTTTTTGTGATACAATCCGTACACCTTATTTACTAAGTTTGTTTTTGTTAAGTTAGAATCTAACTCAACTTTAAAATCTTTCTTAGCTAATTTAAGTAGCTCATCTTTTTTCATTACTCTTAAAGAACTCTTTGTTGGTTTGGTTGACTTTCTACCCTTTCGTTTAGAACCCCCTGCTGCTTCTGCAACATCAACAATTTGTTCTTTTAAATCTTTTGCAGATTTTTTAACGTCTTTGAGTTCTTGTTTTACTCTCTTAACTCTACGTTTGGTTTCTGCTTTAACTTCCTCTACTTTGTCCTCAACAACATCAGGAATTAAATCACCATCTTCATCTTTAATCTTACCTGTCTTTTGTAAGATAACGATTGCTATTGCTAAAACTGTCGCAATCGCCAAAATAACTAAAATTGTGTTCATAATAATACTTGTTTTAAGTTTAACTGTTTAGAATAAATATTAAACTTTTTTTAATAAACGTATTTTTAGATTTGTATCACCTTTTATGATTCTGTGATACTCTAACTTTTTGATACTGATTGTATCACCCTCTTTTAATTCGAATGGTAGTTCATCATCGTATTGAAACTTCCAACCCTTACCTTCTAAGATTGTAACTTCTCTATCTTCTTTATCTCTGTGCCAAACCAATTCTGATGAATCGGTATCTACTGAGAATTCTCTAATGTAAGTATTGTTTCCTTTACTTACTTCGTTGTATGGATTACCACCACTGTCCACCACCACTTAAACCTAATGATTTTGCGTAACGAGGTAATCTACAACTCCAATATGATGCAGTTGTTTTATCTTTGGTTTGTTCACATTTGTGTCTTGCTTTGAAAGCTGCTTTTGCTTTAGGGTCTTTCAACTTTACAGCCAACTTACCACCACCACTATCAGCACCAAACTTAATCATTCGAACGTTTCCACTCTTTGGGTCTTTTACATATACTTTGAACTTACCACCACCACTATTGTTTCTCATTGGTTTTGATAGTTCAACTTTCTTACCCTGATATTCTGCTTCTACTAACATTGGGAAATCCAAAAGTACATCGTTACCTTCGTATACACCAACCTTACCAATATCAGAACTTAGGAACATATCTAAATCTTCTGAAACTGCTTCTAATTTTAATGCTCTTAAATCATTGTAGTACTCAAAGAATTTTGTAGAACCATATCTGTATGGGTTTTTATGTAATGCGATTTTATTATCCACATTGTACATTATACCTTCGTTAATTTTCATAATATGATTCCTTAGTTAATATATGATGTTAATTCGAATTTACCACTATCCATTCCATATAATGAAATGTTTAATGCTTTTCTTTGTGGTTTGCCATTCTTTGTTAATCCAACTGAGAATGAATGTGTTTTACCAACACCCGGTCTTAACCGATTATGTTTACCACCCATTGCAATTTGAGTTTGCCAATCTTCTTCATCAATTTCATATCCTTTTTTCTCAGCATACTTTCTTGCTGCATCAGCTGCATCAGATGCAGATTTATAATAATCTTCATTTATTGATTCACCAAAAAGTTTGATTGTAAGTTTTTGATTTGGATTACCATCTTTACCAGCTAATGCGGTAGCGAAGTTGATTCTACCTTGTAGGTTTGCTGATTTTAATGCTTTAAATAATTTCTTACTATTGATTCTATTCTTATCAATAAAATCTTGAACTGCAGAACCACGAGTACCAGTTAATGCTGCGATACCCATTGCTTCTTTACTTGCTGATTCGTTTACTGATTCATCGATACCTTTAACTTTTTTCTGAGTTATCATTGTGATGTATCCATCTTTTTTCAAATCTTTTTCAAAGGATAGTGCTGAACCTCTTAATTGGAATGCTGCTGATGCGGGTTTTTCACCCTTCTTCTTTGCATAGGTAACAATGTATGCTTCGTTTACTGATTCGCCTAATGACTTACCATGTAGTTTATGTAATTGTTTGATGGTATTTGTATTTTTAAGTTCCATATGGTCACCTTCAAAATCTACAAAGTAATACTTATCACCATCAACGTATACATAATCAACACCTGGCATATAACCACCAAGACCTTTAACCTTAATCTTTTTCATTCCTTTTAGAAACTTCTTAGATGTAGGATTAACTTTTTGTGCTTCGTTTACTGATTCACTCATTGGATTACCACCTAATTTGATGATGGTATTATCAATCTTATTCAGAAGTTTACCATATCTATCAGCAATCTTACCACCTTCCGGCTCAGCTTCTTGCTCCATATCTCTCATTACCTCTGCTCTCTTCTTTTTGAGTGCTTTGATTTTGGTAGCGTTCTTATTTTGTTTTTCAGTATCAATCTTTTTTGCAGCTTGTTTGTTCTTTCTCATTTGTGCTGCTCTCAATTTCATCATAATTGGGTCATTGATATCCATTTCCTCTAATGATTCTTTCTTTTTGGTTTTCCAACCACCACCTGCTGCTTTGTATTGTTTTGCTGCCCATGCGTTTGCATATGCCGATGGGTATACATCGAACTTCTTCTTTGCTTGTGATTTGTAGTAAGACCATTTAGATGGGTTAGTTGGAACATTCTCTTCAGTAAGTTCCATTACTCTTTCTTCTAAACCTTTTTCTTTTACTACTTTTTCAATTATATCAACGTGTCCTTGTATGTAATCATGTTCTTTTTCTAATCCCATCATCTCAGCCATCTTCATAATGTTCTTAGCGATGTTTTTAGCAACCATTACATAATCTCTTTCTGGCTTGTATCCATCTCGTTGGATATGCTCTTCTACAAAGTAAAGTGCATCTTGTAATCTTGCACTTCTTTCGGCCATATCCATATCAACACCTTTTGATTCTATATCTTTGTATAGATTAGATGCACCAGGACAAACGTGAAAATATTTTGTTTGATAATTTCCTACTGAAATTTCTTGTGGGTCATTTTCATCTTCACCCATTTGACTCATATCTTCGTACTCATGTGAGTGAGTTACTTCTTTAATGTAGTTATTTACCCATTCATTTAATTTCATAGTATTACCTTACTTTAATTTTTTAGAAATAGAATATAAATCTAATTTAAATCCGTATCCAGCACCTTGATATCCATAATCAACATCAATTGGTAGTTTTAATTTATTCTCAATTGCTTTTGCAATAATGGCACCAATGGTTTGGTCGTTTCCACCTCTGTTAATAATCGCAGTTTGTAATTCATCTAAATCCTTTGATGATTTTGCCATTGCTGTAAAGTGGATATCACCCCTACCTGGTCCGATTTGAAAATCTACCGAATACTTTTGTCCACCTGATTTAATATCAATTTTCATTATTATGCTCCAGTTTTACTGTTTGTTGGTGCTTTACCTTTGTTACGATTCCCACCTTTTTTAGAATCACCGGCTTTCTTTTGTGCTGCTCGTTTTCTTCTTACAAATGCTGCTCTTCCTTTAGGTCCTAATTTGTTGGCTTTCTCTTTGGATAAACAAGCGGCATATGCACCACCTTCTTTACCATCACCACACTTACCTAACTTCTGACCATCAGAACCATATCTATCCCAACCACCACCACTTGCAGTACCAGTCTTTCCTTTACCGAACCATTTTCTTAAATCTTCGGTCATCATATTCTTTTGAATTAGATGTTCGTACATATCAGATTTAACATACTCTAATGCAAGTGATTCTTCTACACCATCTTTAGTGTAGGTTTCATATACGTTCTGAATGTACTCTCTTAGATTCATTTATTTTTCTTCTTCTTTCTTACCCCAAATCTTATCAACTGATGCTAATCCTAATGCTCCAAATGCAAGAGCTGCAACTGCGTTGACTAAAACGGGTGATGGTGCCACATGCTCTTCTGAGAATGAGTTTGCATATAATGTAATACACAATGATAACCCAGCAATGATACCAATAAATCTTTTTGATGAAGGTGTACCCTTTTCATCTTTTAATAATCCTGAAATCCAGTTAATTACTTTCTTCATTTTGTTCTCCCTTTAGTTTATCAATGAAGTTTGTTTTAAACTTCTCAAAACCTTCATCAATCTTAGCAGTGATTTCATCTTCAGATAAACCATCCCATTCTTCAATAGAACCATCCTCATTAATGAATGATGCTTTGATTGTTGATTTCAGAACTTCTTTTTCTATCTCTGCCTGTTTCAACCAAGACTCAGCATTATTTAAAAGTTTTGTACGTTCGTATTCTTCGTACTCCCCTTTTAATTTTAAATCATGTTCCATATCAGTAACACAATCTAAACACATACCATGATATGCCTTCATCCTTAAATCAGCAGAACCAGGGTCTGTACAAGTACAAACATCTTTTCTACAATTTGGAAATCCTTTTAACTCCTCTCTGAGTTTGGCGAGTTTCCCAACCTTTACTTTGTAACCTTTACGTTGTTCCCATTGTTGACCTTTATCATCAGCCCAAACTTCTCCAACTTCTCTTCTTACAACTTCTTTTGTATCAAACGCAACCGTCTTTTTAGTTTGGGTTTTGTGTTTACCCTCTAACATTTCACTAACTGCTTTGATGTTCTTTAATTTTGCCATAACTTTATTTTGTATATAAATATCTAAATTAATTTAAAAATACATTAAACCTAATATTTGGTTCAATGATGCGAATGCTCCAGTCAGTTTGTAAGTGTTACCTTTGTAAGTAAACACAATACCTTCGTTTGGTACAATCTTATCCTTACCACCAATAGCAGTAAGTCGTTCTAATTCCATTCTAAGTTTTTCAATCTTTTTAACATCACCAGATTTCTGAACTACCTTTACGGTCTTATCCAATTCCTTCTGCATATCTCTCAATGCTTTGTTTGGGTTCACTACTAATACTGAACTCATAAATGAAAGTACCTCTGCGCCAACGCCTAAGAAAATATCTTCAAACTTACGAAGATTATCTTTTGATATTTTTGCTTGGTCTTGTTTATCAGTTTTCTTTGCCCAATCTAATACTTTGGAATCTTTGATATTTTTATTATCCAATCTAAATGATTTATCTAAGAACGCCCATCTTTTTACCAATCCCATTTTAGTTTTATTATCCAATGGTGATGGTGAGTTTTTATCAACCCAATTTTCCCACCAAGCCTGATGATAATTTGCAACACCATCAGAATCTTTTAGTTTAAATTCTTTTTGAAGTTTATTCAATTGTGAATTAAACTTACCCTGCATTGATGAAAGGTTTTTATTCTTTGGTAATTGAGTTACAGGTGGTCCTTGAATTGTGTAATTATCTTGTACATCTTTGTTGATTTGTTTAATCATACCTGCCAATATTCTTGCAGTTGATGTATCAGCACCAATTGCAACACCTGCTTCATCATAATCCATAGTTCCGTGGAATACTAATAATGGTTGTCCATAAGGTACTACGTTAACTGAAGTTGGATAGATAACTTCTAAGTTCATAAACGATGAACCTTGTTTAAATATTTTATCTCTTTGTGCTTTTGATAGTGATTTAATCGCCGATGTTAAATCTTTCATAGCAAAATTGTATGCATCGGTTAAACCACCTCTACCTTGAAACTTAGATGCAACTCCACTAATATCTAATGCGTTTTCACCACTATTTTTTAAGTGTCCTTTATTTCTTGCTGCGATTAAACCTTTATCATCTCTCCAACTAATTGCTAATGCCTGTCCATCAGTTTTTTCTCTTGCGAATTCTAAGTTACCATTTAGTGCGTTTGATATAATGGTTTTCAAATCACCAAATGTAAGATTCATTTGGATATCAAATGGGTGATTCATATGACCATATGCACCACCTTCCACAATTAAACCTTCTTTTAGAGGTTCAGTTTCGGAATCAATAGTAAAGTTTGGAGATTCTTCTTTAGTTGGTTCATCTGGATTATTTGTTTTAGATTCTTCAGCATCTAAGAAATCTATTAGTTTGTAACCAACTGATGTTGCAACTCCCTTTATTTTATCAGACCATGCTTTATATGCTTTTGAACCTTTTAAATCAGTATATCTTTGTGATTGTGCATCTAAACCTGCTTTACCGGATGGGAAATATGATACTGGGTATTTATCTTCTATACTTCTGTTATCATCTGCGTAGATTGAATCATCATCATTCCCTAAAATATAATCCACAACTTGCCACCCTAATGCCTCTGCAGCGTCATCACCAATTTTCTTATAGGTTTTAGAGTTACCATATGTAAATCCCGGTCCATCATCAACTACACCCTTTCCACTAACTGGTGTTGCTGATGCTTCTGAGATTAGTTCATTAAAATCAAATGTTGATAAGAATGATTCCATCTTACCAAATATCTTTGTTAATCGTGTTGTAATTAATGTAAAGATTTTAGAATCGAATTTACCATCATACACTTTTTTGAATCCAGCGATTTTATCAGATTCAGAACCTTGTGATAAAAGCCTTCTTGCTTCAGTTCCACTCATACCACCACCACTTGATGGTGCTACATAAACATATCCCTTATCATCATATCCCTTATCGATTCTATCTGGATGGTATGGTTCAAAGTATTTACCTTTTAATCTGTATCTATCTTTCTCACCAACAACGGTTACAAATGCGGTTGTGTTCTTATCGAACTTACCAATAATTTCTTTAGGTGCATATGGGTTCTTAATTTGAATAATTTTATTTGATGAGATACCAAACATCTTCATCATAATCATTTTCTTTTCTTTGAATTTAAAAGGTGATTTGATGTTATCGGTTTTATTAGATGTCCCAATGTAAACATTATCTTTACCAAACTTTTTTACTAAGTGTTGGTATGTACCATAATGCCCCTTATGAAATGGTTGAAATCTACCTGCGTAAACAACTACCTCTTTTTTTATATCTTCAGTTAAGATTTCCTTAACCCACTCTTTTATTAGATTCCCCATAATGATAAATATCCTTTAATTAGTAGAACCACTTTCTAAGGTTTCAATTCTACTTTGTAAATCTTTTATTATTTGTTGTTGGTCTTGAATTGCTTTAATCATTGGTGATATGAATTCTTCGTATTTCAATGATAAATATCCCTCTTTTCCATTATAACCACCAAAATCATCTATATGTACATCAAACTCAGCAAGGGATTGTGATACCTCCTGTGCAATCAATCCATAGTGAGTTGTATTATCATCTTTGAAATCATACTTAACTGGCTTCAAAGATTCTATAAATCCTAAACCTAATGGAGAAATTTCTATATTCTTTTTTAGGTTTCTATCAGAAAGTGTATCTACTGAATTTTTAAGATATGCGGTTTGCCATCTTTGTTTTGGTCTACCCAATGTATATCTTGAACCTGATACAGATTCAAATAGCGATGATGTAATAATTGGTGCAAAGTGCCCTTTATGTGCGGTTACCTCTTTACCATCCCATGTTAAGTAAGTATCTTTGAAGTGAAGTGTTTGTGTATCAATTGCGGCAACTCTCACAGGCTCAACCATTCTCATTTCAGTTAATGCCCAACCCAATCCTTCAACACCACTACCAACAGTACCAGTTGCAGATGAACCACTATACAACATTCCAATTCTAACTTTAAATGCATTTTCAATTGATTTGTTAGAATTGCTTGTTGCTTCTATTTCTAAAATATCGGATATCGGAATATCAAATACAGTCCAACTTTTTTCAGTTGCGTTTTCATCTTTATACACTTTTGTGTAGTATGTGGTTGAACCTGAAATTATATCAATTTTATATTGTGGGAAGAATCCAGTAAATCCACCACTATATGGGTGAGTAGTTCCCCTTGCAGCAAATTGTAAATGTGCATTCTTATATTCAGAACCTGCGAATGATTCTGAAATATGTATAAACTCCGATGTTAATGTTTTGTATACATTTGAGCCCGTTCTAAATGTATTTTGTTTATTAAATACTAATTGATTTCCTATTAGGGATGGTGATAAAGATGAACTTGCATTAGTAACGTTTTGTTGAGTAAAATCATTTATAAATTTGTAATCTTTACTAACACCACTTATATCATACCAACTTTTAAATTCAGCAGGATATCCCACACCATCTAGTGTAGAACCCGTAACCAACATTTGTGGTGTAGATTGGAAAATCGAAGATAATGACCATTTGCCATGTGAACCTTGAAATGATGTTTTAGAAGAACCATTTAAAGATGTTAATCTTGCATCCGTTGATGATGTTGAATATGTTTCAATAAATGGCAATTGGTATCTAATTGTTGGTACATCTGGGTTTTGTACACCCGTCTCTACAATTTTACCACCTAAGTAAGTATCTTGTATATATCCACTACTTGCTCTTATATCTCCTTTAACTTCTAATGTAGTATCAGTTAATGAGAATAACGAAGAACTAATAATTAATGAACCATTAGAACCTGATATAAACCCACCAGCTGCTCCAAAATCAAATTGATTTGCGTTAATATTTAAATCAGAACCTGAAATAGTACCACCCGAAAAGTTTACCTGAGAACCTGTAATGTTACCTTTCTCATCTATAAAGAATTTAGATGAACTTATCTGACCACTACCACTTATAGAAAATGTTACTTTTTCTACAAATGAGCCCGATTGGTATCCCATTGAAATTTTACCACCTTCTGTGGTAGAGTTATATGTGTTTGTTGATTCATAATCAACTGCGAATTTCTTAAAAGCTGTACCATTAAATGCACTATCATCAGGATAAATGGCTGCTAATTCTGCAGCGGTTAAATCAGTTTGAACTCGTATGTTATCTAATCGTTGAGTTACATTTATTGGGTCACCACCTCTATCTACAACTAATCCTAAGTCTTGGTTTAAATTAAATGTTGGTGTTCCAACTTCAATAGAACCTGATTCTGCAATATCCAATGGCCATATACCATTTTTGATTTCTAATTCAGATGAAGATGTGGTTTCTGTTACTGCAAGATTATGTCTAAGTTTTAGTGGTAATCCTCTACTACCACCCTGCCAAGATGGAATATCTAATTCGCCTGGACTTGTATTCCACGTTGTTAAACTACCAGATGTTTCTATTTCAAACCAACCTGCAAGTGAACCTGTTGTAGTATCAATACCATTTAATATACTAATTACATCTGGGTTTACAAACCAACCTGGTTTTAATAATGCAGCGTGTACTCTTGCTTCATTATTAGAGTAGTTTTGTGGAGTAGCTGCAACAATACCTGAGACTATTTGTTCCGATGTAATTCCCAAAAGTTCAGCTGAACCTGAGTATTCAATCTCTTCCCCAAATGATTCGACCAATCCTCTTGCTAAGAAGTCTGACCAAGTGTTTGGAGAAACACCACCCTGTTCTGCTATCTGTTGGATATACACAAAAGATGAACCAGTTATTGTATTGAATTGTGATAACGTTATTTCATTTCCACTATAAGCTGTTGTTGATTTCGTTGGTGTAAACAAAGAGGTATCTGGTACATCTTCAACAGCCGCATATGATGCAGTTAAAAAGAAAGTGTGGAAACCAGTACCATTACCACCTCCATCTAACCCGCTTAAATCAACCGAACCACTTGAAACCCAAATGTATTGAGTTGTTGGTGAATATGTACCTGCTGATGCAGTCCAATATGCGTTTATAAAATCAGTTTCGGGTGATGTAGAATTTGTATTAGATGCAAATCCACTTACTGGTACGAATGAACCATAATCAGTTGAGAGCGTAAATTGTGTGGTATCTACTGGCGACCAAGTCTGTATAGATAGCTTAACATCAGAAGAAGATACTGTAGTTACTGATGATGAGCCTGTTAGTGGTGATATATCATCTATATTGATATCTACGAATCCATCTAAATCCAGTCCATTTGGATAAAACCCAACTCTATCATCCAATGGAACTCCGAAAACATCTGTAAATAGTCGTGTCCAAAATCCATCCGATGTTGGGTTAATATTAGAAGCGGGATTAGCTGGTAATTCGAATGCAAGTGCATCTACACCCTCTACCGTTGATAAGAATTCACTACTAACATCAAAGTTTTGCAATCCTCCACCAAAGTCAAATTGACCATTAACTATTGATGATGAATATGCGGCAATAGATGCTGTTGGATATAATACTGATATAGATGATGATTGAAATTTCGCAGTAACTGCTACTGATTGATTAGCTAATGAATTGTATTGTAGTGATTCTGTATAGAATATTTCAAAATCAGCATCTTCTGCAAATACATTTAAACTATCGAGTGTTATATCAGTATCAGATGCGTTTATTGTAACACTTTCTATACCGATTTTGGATGAAGTAACACTTGTAATATCTATGGTTGCTCTACTATCAACATCAATTGGAATACTATTAACATTTATACTACCACTACGTTCACTAATTGGTGTAAACTCTTCTACTAATCGCAATGCATCAAATTTAGATGATGATATGATGAATGATGCAATTCTACCTGATTCTGCAAATATCTGACCTGATGAACTTAAAATCAGTAATGAGTTTGATGATGATATTGTCGTTTCATTTATACCAAACCCACCAATTTCACCAAAGGTTGCTTTGATACCACCTTGTAAGAATACATTGTTTGTTGCTAATCCATATCCTGGTGTTGAACTTCCAAATACATAATCACTTCCTGCTAATCCACTTAAATCACCCAATCTTGCCGCAAGAGTTACATCGTACAAACCACTTCCAGTTCTTTCCACTACATCCATAAATGGTGTTGCAGTATCCGATGGGTTTGCGTTTAATTTTATATAACCTGTTCCAACTTTTCCTGTGGATACTACGACTTGACCATCTTCATATGATTGTGATATTGATGCGATATCACCAACGAAATCACCAGATGAACCTGAACCATATCCTCTTGTTACATAAATTCTACCATAATTTTCATCTTCATTACTTTGATTACCATCAACTGATGATGAATTTACTAAAATGTATTCTGTTTGAAATCCAGTACCATCTACTTTTTTTGCAATTAGGATTTCACCACTTTCAAATCCTTTTGCGTTTTTAACAGACATTGTTGCATCATTTGCAATTATAGAACCTGTGATTGTTGTTGAGTTAGCAACCCATAATTGACCACCAACTGCGTTCACCGATTCCTTCTCAAATGTGGTGGTTCTCATTGTACCTCTAATTCGAACATTTTCGAATTCTGCAGTACCATTACCTTCTGAAGAAATCTTCCACCCCTTTAGTCCACTTGCGAAATCTCTGGTTTGTAAAATACCCTCTGGTTTCATTATAAGGTTACCACCTTCAATAGAACCCGTTGTGATATCCCAGCCACCAATAGATGCTGATACAAACTTAGCAAATCCATCTGATGTGATTGATGAACTCGCATTGTTTATATTAGCAGGTGAACCATTGATTGTTGCTGGTGTAAATATTTGGTCTACCGATAAATCACCTCTAACAACTAAGTTACCATCATCAAACTGAACATATTGAGATGAATTTTTATCACCAAATAGGAATCCATCTGATGCTGTGATTTGACCACTTGCTTTTAATATAAGATTATTGTTAGATGAGTTTATTTGAGAATTTGATATTTCAAATCCTGCAATTTCCCCACCACTAAATAATACATTTGAACCAGTAATCTGACCACTATCTTTTAATATAAGATTATCGTTTGTGGAATTAATCTGAGTTTCTGATACTTCGAATCCACCAATAGATGCAGAAACGAATCTAGCAAATCCATCCGAATCAATAGAAGATGATGAATTTGTTCTTGTTGATGGAGACCCGTTAATTGTAGCAGGTGTTCTTAAATTATTAACAGTTAAATCTGCGTTAATAACTGCATCTGCCCCAATTACTAATAAATCATTTACTGGGTCTAAATGAAATAACGATGAACTAATTTCTATATTACCATCAGAACCACTAATAAATTGTGAATCAGTTGTACCGATAAAAAACTTATCAGTTTTAACATCTAATAAACCACCATCATGTGTTGTGAATATAAAGTGTCTATCATCGTTATCACCAATCATTTGCATACCCACACCTTGTAGGTAATCTTCACCAATTTTTAATGCGTTAGAACCACTATAAATAATAAAACCACCTGGCCCTTTACCTAATGATGCGGAAGTTTGTCCTTCAAATCCAACTGAACGTATGAATCCACTACTTGCACCACCCACTTCAATACCACTACCAATTGCGTTTGATATAAAGATAGAACCTGTTATAAGGTTATCCCCACCACCAAAGTAGAAGTTACCACCTTGAAATACAAATGGACTTGTAATGGTTTCAGTTCTTGATATTTCACCAATAGAGTTTAGATATTGTATTTTTAATAATTTTGGGTCTTGTAGGTTTTCCGATGGGATTGGTACTTTTACACTAAATGATGAACTATATGGCACAGTGACCTCATTTAGTAATTCGTATTCACCTGGTAACCCATCTGATTTAATTAATACTTTTACTTTATCAACTACACCTGCAATTGGATTTACATTTGTTAATGTTAAGTTAGCAAATGAACGTTGATTTTCAGTAACTATATTAGAACCCGTTTGAAAGTATTGAATACTATAATTCGCAGATTCAATATTATTGTAAGTGTGTACTAACTCTTCTCTATCTGCAAATGAAGTTGTATATGGGGTTCTTAAAACAGCCGTAGTTGTATCTAATATTTGAGATATAGATGAACTATAAAATGTATCACTATTTGGATTTGGATATTTTGATATTGGTTCTGCAGGAGTTTCGTAATTTGATAGTACGAATGAGTACCCCAACATTTCTTCATTGAATTGAGAACCATCTGTAAGTTGTACAATTGGTGTAGTACCTCTAAATAAATATCGGGCACCATTTCCGGTTTGAGATTGGAGTAGTAACTCATTACCACTTTGAGGTTGGTTTTGATATGCTTCAATACTTTCAGAAATTGCAACTGAAGGTAATGTGTTTGATTTAAAAATTACAGATGATGTATTTTTTCTATCTCTATCTACATTTACAGTAGTCTGCCATCTAACATTAGGTTTACCTTTGAATCTCTCAGGTATTGGCTCTCCATTGTTACCAACTTTTGATATACCAACTAATGTAATTACTGCATCTCCATTTGCAGTATTATCATCACCTTTATCGTTATAAATCCAAATTGAAATTACCCTACTCTTATCTGCTTCTAAATAATCGGGTATTTCAAAGTATATTGGGTTTCCATTAGAATCCCTTACATCCACAATAATTTGTGAACCTTCTACCAAATTAGTAGGGTGTGCTGATATCCTTAATAAGTTCTTACCTTTTTGTAAAACTTGAGGAACATCAGATACTCTAAAGTATTTTGGCGATGTGTTCGTTGTATCATCAATATACACCGAAACATTCGATAAATTTTCTCTTGCTGCTTTCTTAAATATTAAAGACATCTACACTCCATACATTCTTTATTATTATAAATATCTAATAGATGAAAATCCACCTACCTTTGTAATATCTATAATTTGGTCAACCATATCTCTTGTCTTATCAATGTGTGATATAGTTACTAAGAAATCAAATTGGTTTTTAAGGTAATCAAATAATAAATATAATGAATTAAAGTTATCACTATCCAATGAACCAAATCCCTCATCAATTGCAATAAAGTTTGGACGGGGTAGGTTTGATACATTTGTAAGTGCAGTTCTAATCGCAACTGATGAAATAAACTTTTCCATACCACTTGTTAATTCTAATGGCCAATATTCATCTTCACCATATGCGATATATGAATTGATATTTTTACCATCAGTATTTAGTAGAATTTGGAAATCTACAAGTGGTTGTAGTATGTTGTTGATTTCTACCTCTAATTTTGGTAACACATCTGATATTAGTTCATATGGAATTCCATCTCTCTTTACACATTGTAGGTAATACTCATATCCCTCATACTTTGTTTCCATGCCCTCTAGCTTATCAATGGAATCATTTACAGTTTTAATTGTATTTTCTGCTATCTTAACTTCACCGCTTACATCAATCAAAATATCATTTGTATCGTATATTAAATCTTCAATTTCTTTTAGATTTTCTTTGTATTTATCAATTTCTTTTTGTACCTTTGTATTATGCTCTACTGATACTTTTTGTTCAATTGATTTTTGAATATCAGAATCTACCTTATCGATTCTGGTCTGAAGTTCGGTAAGTTCTAAGTTACAAGATTTTGTTTGTAATCCGACCTTTTCTATTTGGTTAGTGTAATTATCTATTTCAGATTTTAAGGTTTGAATTTCTGCTAATATTGATGTAACATCATATTTTGCTTTGTTCATAGATGCTTCATCGTATTCACCAGAACGTGTCAATCTTATTAGTGAGGATTCTCTTATTTCTTTCTCTAACGACTGTGCTTGTTGTGCGAATGGTGTATTCTTATTCTTTACACAATGGTCACACCCATCATCAAATGTAAGTGAGCCAATACCATCTAAGTGTTTTTTCTTATGTTCAATCTCCCTATCTAAATCATCTATTTGTGATTGGATATCAACCATCATCTTTGAGTATGATTCATATTTTAAATGTTTTTCTTTTAAATCTACTAAATCATATCTATCGAATTCTAATTGGGATTTTTTTAGTTTAGATTCTAAATCAACTAAAGTATCTACATACTCATTACACTCAGTTGCCTTTGTGTTTGCACTTTCTTCTAACTCTTCTTTTAATTTTATAAGATTATCAGTATCAGTTACAGATGAATCTACGGAGATTAATTCACTAAGTAAATTTTCAATACGATATCCAACTTTAGCCCTACGTTGTTTGTATTCATCTAATAGGGTTTGAGTTTCACCAACTTTCTTTTTGTTTTCAATTAAGCTTTCTTCGGCATCTGATAACTTCTCAGTAAAGTTTTGATTTTTATAATCTTTAAGAAGTGCACTTAGTTCTTTGATTTCTTCATTTGCTACTTGATACAACTGCTCAAACACATCCATATCTAAGAATTGAGCAAGAAGTTCTTTTCTTTCTTTTTGAGATTTTTCAATAAACCCACCACTATTAGATTGATTTGACATTGCAGTTAGAATGAAATCATCATAAGAACCTACATACTGTCTGATGATTGAGTTTGTATCTCTACGTTCTTCACCATTTAGGGATTCGGTTGAACCATCTTCATTGATTCGATAGAAGTTTACATCTACTTTAACAGTACCCCTCTTAGGTGATTTTTTACCAATCCTCTCAATATAATAATCAACACCATTAATCTCAAAGTTAAACTTACAATTAAATTGAGATTTTGAATAGTTTAGTACATCAGCTGCTTTTGAGGTACGAGAACATTTATCATATATACAAAACGATAGAGCATCCCACAATGATGATTTACCACTTGCGTTGGGTGCAAATACACCATACGCCCTACGAATTACCTCTAAGTGTTCATCACCCACTACATATCTTTCTGATAAGAAATCTTCGATTAGTTTGTTTTGGAAACCCACATCTCTTACGTTTTGTAGGATGATATTTGAACCACCACTATAATCTTTTTTATCAGTAATTACTTTTTGGATTGATACCTCTTGTACTTTTCTACCAACTCTTATTTTTGCAAGAATTTTCTTTAATTCAGATTGAGTAGTATCCTTCACTCTAACCCTCATACGAGGTTTGTTTGGTATGTTTGGATTACCAGCTATCTTTCCATCTTCTACATCAATTGTAACGTATCCGTAATCATTATGAATTGGAACAAATTCTGATTTTTTAGAATCAACATCCCATACCAAAATTCCATGTTCTGGATATTTTGCTTCCGAATGATTTTGCATTATAGTAGAACCACAATACTTAATTGTACCTTCCGAATTTAGGGATTGATTGGGAACGTGAATATCGCCTAACAAAACCAAATCATATCCATCAAATGATTCTACATTTACATTTTTATTTTCAATCTCAAACCCATGTTCGGTTTTTACCCTATCAACAGGTGCATGGTATAATGCAATCTTATAATCACCATGAACCTCAGATGCAGGAATGATTCCCTTTGATTCAGAAAAAATAGATGAGTGTGAAAAGGAAATGCCTCCCATTTTCCAAACTCCATCATCTTTCAGATAATGTAGATTTGGATGTCCTAATGCGTTTACAATAGGTGATAACGCATCTAATCTCGAATGATTATTTAGGTTTGCATCGTGATTGCCTGGTATCAGAATTGTTGGTAACATATCTGATAACCTTTTTAGAAATGTTTGGGTCATCTCAATCACCTCTGGAGTCATATCTGTTTTAGCATGAACAATATCACCCGCCAAAACTATTATGGAATCATCCGTTTTAGTATCTGAAATGTATTCGTACAATCGTTCAAATACTTCTCTATACTCTTTGTGTCTTTTTAGATTTCTGATGTGTACATCAGCTATGTGGTAAATCTTTTTGATATTACCATCATAGTTAATCTTTTTTGATTTTCTCATACACCAACCAACTTATACTCCATTAACCTTCGTAATGTTAATGGTTCAGTATTTTTTATTTTTTTATTAATTTCGTCAAATCCCATTTCGGATGGGTCTGAATCATTTAATTCTACTACATAAACTTCTATACCCTCATTCATAAGGGTTTCTGCAAATCTCAGTGCATTTTCAAACGCATCTGAATCTAATGCTATATATACTTTTTTTACACCTCTACGAATTATTTCTTTTTGTAATTCTGATTGTGGTGATTTGCCGAATAATGGAATTGCATTCATACGAATTGCCATAGCATCAAATACACCCTCACATATTACAATTGGTAAATCCCAATTTACCATCATCTCAAATCCTACTACATCTTTAGATACATCTGGATTCTTATGTTTAAAGTTAGAATCATAAAAACTTCTACCTACAAAATAATTTAATCTCCCATCCCTATTGTATGATGGTACAATTACTTTGTGTTTGTAAACACCCTCTTCACAATATCCAATTTCATACTTAATAATCTCAGATGGAGTTACACCCCTACCATTTAGATATCGTAATGCATGTTTTCTAATTACTGAATTAGATGATTTCCAAAGTGGAATGTATTCTTTTGGAAGTTGAACCAACTCAGTTTTACCATTATTTTCAGAATTTGGTAAATTTGAGTATCTATACTTTCTACTAAAAATTGAGTTGTGTTCATCCCACACATCCTTAGATACTTTGATTTTTCTGAAAAGGGAGCGGATTGATTTACCCTTCTCATCGGATACCCAACAATGCCAGGGGTTATCACCAGACGAGTTTAATGATATGTTTATCTCCAATTTTGGTTTGTAGTGTTCTACAAACGGAGAGTAAAACGCATAGTTATCACCCGATGTTTTCTTAGCTTTACCTAAGACAGATTCCAATAAAGAGAGAAGTCTATCTTCCATATAACTACTAATATACGAAATATATTTTAATTATCCAAAGAAATTTACTTTTTCTTTTTCATCTATCCACTCTTGGGGTATTTCCTTCTTAGCCCATTTGAACCCGTGCTTCTCACACCATTGTGCATAGGTGGTTTTTGAACCTTTGTATATTTTACCATTTGGTGATTGTAATACAAACCTTAAATCCATATCAGGATTTTGTTCTTTAATCAGTAGATGTTTTTTTCTATCTTCTGGTAAGAACCACCCTTTAGATTCTATATAGATTCCGTTTGGTAATTTGAAATCTGGTTTGTATGTATGTGTTGATGCTGGGATGGTGTATGATACTTCATGCTGTTCGTATTCACCATCAATACCCTTCGATTTAAGTTGTTCATCGATACGGGTTTCTAATCCACTTTTATGTCCCTTCATCTTTTGGATGTGAGACCAATTTCCTTTTGCCATAACTTTATTCGTTTACACCGATATTAGGTCTATCAAATTTATTCCAAATAAACCGTCCATCTTTTGTTTTTGTGATGGTTGCGGGTCTGCCAACAGGTTCTAATGAACCAGTTGTTGGAGTTCCAAACGGACCATCTAAATCAAATCTTACTTTTACTGTAATATCAACATCACTTCTATTTTGAATTGCCGATGCCAATTTTCCAACTGCTATCAAATCTCCATTTGGATTGTATAATCCGATTGTTGTAAAATAGTTTCTAAAATCAGAACCTGTTACAAAATCTTGTAAGAATTCACTATTAGGGTTATTGTTTACTTTTAGGGATGGGTTTTGTGATACATTGAATTCATCTGCTCCAATCTCACACATTACAGAAACTTCATGTAGTTCTTTAGTTGATTTATATTTAGTTCTCCAACCATACGATGGGTCAGTACCATAATCCCAACTACCACTAGCACCAGTCCAAACATGTCTATAAATTGGTCTTGGGTCAGAAACTACCATAATACCATGTTTGTAAAATACTTCACCAACATTGTTTGTTTGATATGCTGAGCCTGTTCTGTAATCATTATTTGATAATCCTTCAATTTCAGATTGAGATAGTGCTCTTCTATAAAATCTAACTTCATCTAAAGAACCACTTAATACACCATTACCTTCGGTTGAATAATCTGGATAACCATCTGAAATGTGTCTTGCGCCAAATAACATATCATAATCATTTGCTATCTGAGATTTTAATCCTATTGATGATGATACTTCTTTTATACCATCAATCCATAATTCTAAAAGTGAACCCGTTTTGTTAAAACATATATGATGTTCTGATACATCATTTATTTGTGTTGATGAAGTTACTTCAACGTTTCTTAATCCATCTGAAAGTGATGCCACTACCTTACCATTGTTAGATGTGTTTTGATTGTATACTTTTAAATCGAATGGGAATATTGGGTTTCGTTTATTTTCTCTTCTAAGAACATCTCTTAGTTTTTTATCTTGTCCATAATCTCTAAATGTGCCAGATTTATTAACCAACCAATTATAATCTAAAATGTTATCAGATTGTGATGTTGGTAAAACTGTCCAAATAGAAATTGAATAATCGTTACCTTTGTAAAAATCTAATTGTTTATTATGGTCTACTCTGATGTAAGAATCAGAACCATTGAACGTTGCTTTTGTGCCAGAAGGTAATTCTTTATATCCTGATGTTTTGATTCCGCCATTGTATAGTAACCCTCTACCATATGCATGGTGTTGATAACCACTCCTATCTTCTATATGTGTATCTATACTAGCTCTACGTTTAACCACTTCATCATTAAACCCCCAATACCCTATCAAATTACCAAATGGAACATATGAGCCTGTATTTAGATTTATATCAATTAAATTACCATGATACTCATCTATTTTTACATCTCTAAGATTTAAGTTATCTATATTAGATGATGTAACACTATTATCTAAAATTGTAATACTTTCTGGTTTAATACCATCACCCATTCGATTATGGGGTACTGAGAATATGGATGCCGATGCATATAAGTCACGCTCCATACCACGTCTGTGTTTAAAGAACATTTGGTTTAAACTACTCCAAACTACTTTTTGGTGTTTAACATTTAAAAACTGAGTAGAATTGGAGTTAGAATTATCTATCTGGTCTACCTCTCTATATGCTGGTAGTCCAATAGATTCGGATACATTTATTTTTTCTTTATATTTTGGTGAAATACCTTTTAGTACCGAAACTGAGTAATAATCATTTCTATAATTAATATCAGTAACAGTCCATTGTTTATGGGTGTTATAGGGATAGAGTTGAAATCCACCACCATTTATCGGTTTTAGTGCTTCTGCCATTAGATATATCCTATTGTTCCACTATAAATATTAAAATATTTAAAATAAAACCCCATATTACTATGGGGTTGAAACTCTTACGAGTCAGTCCCCAGATTCTATCACAGGGAGCTGTTATTTTATTTGGTATCTTTAGAAATCTAATTTAACCTTAACCAATACTTCATTAGAGAATGATTTTAAAATTGGTTGAGATAACTTAGCAACTGCTAATAATTCTTGTGCGCTACTATACAACCCAACAGTTGTAATATAAGATTTTGGATTATTTGCAAATGTTGGTTGTCTAAATGAACCATTAGAACCTGTTACAAATGATGGGTTGTTTGAGAAGTTATATTCACCATTCTTAGCTCTTACAAAGTAATATGTTGATTGAACTCTTTCTTCGTTTCTTGCTGCAAACCCATAATCTACATTACTCAATGCCTCACTATAAGATGCGGCTCCACTAATAGATGTGAATAATTTGAATGCGTTATCACCATTCGTATTTGATGCAGTTACAGAACCAAATGATAATTGCGAATTCATTGTATCCGCATTTAGAATAATAACACCTTGTTCTGGATAAACTTGTCCGTAATATGTCTTAGGTGAATAAACACCACCATTAATAGAACCTGATACTAAATTGTAAGTTCTACCAATTTGAGTTGCGGCCTGTTGAGTATCACCACTATCATCAATTAACTTAATAATTTTGTTTGATGATGATACTTCTACATTAGAGCCCGTATTGTACACATTATATGCACTACCAGTTAACTCAGCCAAATTAAGTTGGAAGTTGCCTGGGTCTAATCTATCTTTTATTCTAGCTCTATTGATATTGATTGCATAAATGTGTTCAGATGCAACATCATTAAATGTAAATGTTCTCTGTTGGTCTGGAAGTAGGATTTGTGCATATTGTGAATAGATGGCATTTGAAGGAGAATCTTCATTCTGCCCTAAAGAACCACTACCTGCGTTGTGACCATACGTTACTGAGAATTGTGCTTCAGATGTGGAGTTAGTACTAATCCCATCGAAAATCTCATAGTAATATTCTTTCTGAGTAGCTGATTGTGCTGAAGATGTGTGGAATGATGTTAACGTTCCCACGTTACCACTCCATAAACCTCTCGTTACTTTTTCTACACCACCTTCTACAACATCCCCTACTTTAAATGCCGTATATACTCTCTTTGATGTATTAAACGAACCTGCTGGTAAAATTGCCATATCTATTTCCTTTTAATCTGTTATCCTAATGTTGAATCTAATGTGTTACCAACTGTAATATCAGGATTGTTAGTTACACTTAATGTAATCTCACTACGTCCACCTGTTTCATTACCAACTACAAAAATCTTAGTTGAAATATCAGTATTGTCTGCTAACACTTTTGAAACAATTGTAAATGTTGAATTTGTACTAATGGTAACACTTCTTCTATCTTCGTTAGCACCTACATTATCTTCGTTATTTGCGATACCGCCACCATCACCGATAATAGTTGCTGCATCTGAGTTAAGAAGTGTTACGGTGTAACCTAATGTTTCGTTTCCACCATTTTTAGTTTCAATAGAAACAACTTGTCTACGCCCGGCTTCTTCTAAACTAATTGAACTTGGGTTTGTTTGAATAATTGGAATACGAATTGTATTTTTTGGTAATGTTAATAGCTTATATCTTAACGAATAATTTTCGTCAGTAACTGCCTCAACTACTGGCATGTTTTCAATAATGATTCCGTAGTAATCAGAACCAAGTGGATGTGCTGGATTCCATAGTTCGTAATCAACCTCGTCATCTGCTAATGCGAACTGGCTAATCACAAAGAAATCTCTTCCTTTTGCTAATAATTCTCTACCCTTTTTGGTGAGAATTGCGTCTACTGTTATCGATGAATTATCTAAGTATCCCATAATTTTTTTACCTTTTTACAATATTATTCAACTATAAATATGTGAATAAAATAAATTAAGTTAATTTTTTGCATTCTACTTTAAAGTAGATACATAATCTTCCTCACTTCTTTGGTTTGAATTGAGTTCGTTTCTTAAAATTTCCAAACGATTCTCTTTCTGCCTTTTATTAAACTCTTCTTCTACATTCATAGGTCTTATCAAAATATCAGTTGGGTTAGTCATTGAATTTGAATCAAAATCAGATTCTTCACTTTCAACTATATCTCTATGAGGAACGATTGGCCTCCCCATTCTAATTTCCATTTCTTCGGCTTCTCTAATTTGTTTTTGAACTGGATTTAGATTTTCTATTTGAGGATTCTGAGCAATCTTTTCCTTCTGTTCTATAATTATCTCTTCTTCAAAAAAAGTTTGAACTTCACCTTCTGTAAGTTTATTTAATCTAAGTTGAGATTCTACTAACTTACGTTCTTTCTCTCTTTCTAATCGTTCTATCTTTTTCCTTTGCAATTCTTTTACCTTAGTAGAGTTTTCTTCTTTCTTACGTTTGATATCCGCTTGATTTTTTTGTTTGTCTCCATCTATCATATTTCTATCGCCAACAAACTCAGGAAAAGTGTTTTTAAGATACAACTCAAACTCAGCTTTCATAATTTTGATTTTTTCATCAAATTGAACTCTACGTTCTTGTTCTTCTAAGAATGCGTTTTCAAAATCAAATCTTCTTTGGTTACTAATTGTTCTACGTTTATCTTCTTCTAAAATCAAACGTGCTTTATCTTCTTCAGTAAAGAACTCATTATTTGAATCAATTACAGATGGTACTGATTTTGTAGGTATAATTGGCTTGGATACTACATCTGCAATATCTTCGGGTCGTACTCTATCTGTATCTCTGATTAGTTTGTTATCATCTAATAACTCACCTGTGTTTACAATATCCTCTAAGGGTTGAATACTACGTTCCAATTCGGATTGTTCCGATTCTACATCCATTGAAGATTTAATAAGAGGACGTTCTGTTGTAGTTCTAGTCTTTTGTCTTACAACATCTCCCATATCAGAACCAACTTCTCTATTATCAGTAGGTCGTTGTGGTTCACCCCTTAAATTCATTTCTTCTTCTCTCATATCAATAAATATTAAACATCGGTAATTCTATTAGGCCGATTTATTATATCAAACTCGTCTCTTCGTTGCTGTTCCAATTCAAATCGGATTCTCTCTTCTTCGTATCTTAAATCAAACTCAGTTCGTCTACCACCTTCAATCTGAATTAGTTTTTCTATTTCTTTTCTAAACTTAGCAACGGCCTCTTTATATTCTTGTTCCCTACTCCACTTAATATCATCATTAACTTTTAAATCTTCTAATTTAAGAGTTGGTAGATTCGTAGAAGTATCAACATCTAAATTACCTTCTTCTGCGGTTTGTGATGTGTAGATAAGTACATTCGGGTCAGCCTCAAATATCTCAATTACAGGTCTACCATCTGGTGTATCTGGTGAATTAGTTGTAAGTGAATCGGATGTCATCTTACATCCCAAATATCTTAGGTTTTCTAATGATAATGGTAATTCATCAGTAGATACTGATGCGGGAACTAATGATGATGAATTACTTAATCGTAATGATGCTGATAACTCAGTATTATAGAAGTATACATTTTTAAGTGCGTACTTAGATGGTTTACCCACTACTGCGTTAGATGATGTTACATTATAATTCCAATACCCATTTGAACCAGTAGTCCACCCACTACCAAATCCAATATCAGCTGATGCTGAATAGTTTAGGATTGTGTATCTATATGTTGATGGTGAGTGCATATTTCTGATAGTAGGATTACCCACCGATTCTACATCATCTTTTTGTGCAATCACATTGCGAAGTTGTGTAGTATCAATACTTGATGTATAATCATGCTTAGTAGCCACTACCAATGTTTGATGTGGTATCGTAGTTTCATAAAGGATATAATCAGCACTTTCACTACGAGGTGCCGTTATGATTGTATCGTAATGGATGTATTCTGCACTTTCACTACGAGGTGCGGTAATTATTGTATCATAATGAATGTACTCAGATATTACAGGTACCTCATTAGTTATTACAACATCATATTGTGGTTGAGTATATGATAGATTAGTTTTTGATTTAACCTTAGGTCTTTCTAAGATATGTGGTTCAATCAAAATACCCGAATTGTAATCAACTCTCGCTGGCATTGTTTGTCTGATTTGTTCAAATACTGAGAAATCATATCGTGCCAACATATCGATGGTATCGTTAATTAAGTTTTTAGAACTATACTTTTTAAATACTTGCCTACGAACATAATCTAATTCTTCGTTCTGTTCAGTATAACCCGACCGTCTATCAGGATTACCAATATAATCATCAATCTCAAAGTAACCTGTGTGATTGTATATATCCTCATTATACATCTTTGTTGCAGACATATAAACACCAACCTGATTGGAATCAACCGGCGCAGAATCGTATTGTGATTTTTCTTTCTTTTTATCTGGGTCTAAGATTCCAGTTAATCTATTAGATTCAACTCTAACCTTATTGTTCATAATGTTATTAGCACCAGCAGATGGAACTTTAGTATAATACTCTTCAGTTACGCCTCTTAAATCATCTCTTTCAAAACTAAATAAAGATGCTGATAGAATATACTCACTTTCAGTTACGTTTATTCTCTGATTAGGATGTTGTGATAAAATACCTTCATAAGATTCATTAACGGTTTTTAATTGAGAATCCGGTATGAATCTAAACTTCAAATCAAAGTAAGATGAAGTTGCAGAGTTACCATGATATGATTCTCTAGAAAGGGTATGTTCATCAACTACAATATCTTTAAGTGGTTGTGCCCAATATCGTATTTCTTGTATTGACCCACTCATATATTCAGCATCGGCCCAAATTGATGGGGTATTGGATGTTGGTAATGTATTACTGAACGTTACTGTACCACTACCAGTCCATGCGGCGTTATATGATGATTCAGTAGAACCATCAACATCAATACTAGCAGATTTTGATGTACTGATTCTATCTTTTCTATTTTTTCTATATTGAAGTTTGTATTCATTGTTTTGTGTGATATCATCTACTGATACTTCTCTTTGAACTAATAGAGTACCCATCTTAGAATCAAAAACAGGTACATCTTCAATAGATGCTGATTTGTAACCATTACTACCACTTAAATAGAAATGAATGTTACCTTTACCAGATGTTCTTGATGTTGGTTCTAACAATACTGCAAAATCAGAACCTTTATGTAATAAGGATGATGTTCTAATTAAGTTTTGTTGGAACTGAATTTCAATAGTATCAATTGGGTTAGGGTCTCTGTTTAAATAAGTTTGAGGGTCTATATCTGCAATCTTATCCCAAGGTGCTGTAATATAGTTATCTGTATCCATTCTCAAATGGTATACAAATCTATCATGTTCCCAAATGTGTCTTTTATCTTCAATTGCGGGCCCACCATATTCTCTAATAGATAAGAATGATTGTGGGATACCATATGTTGCAATCAATGCTTTAACTGCTCTAGCAGAACCCTTTGTTTTAAGTAAGTACGGAATGTTATTTACAATCCTTCTCCAAACCTCATAATTAATTTGTTCATCTGATTTTGTTTGTAATGAACCTGTTTGTGCGTAATTTCCAAACTTATCAGTACCTGCTGCGAATTTCCATAAATCGGAACGGTCTTTACCATGTGTAAGTTTCCATCCCATAGATTTTGCAACATCATATAATAACTCATTTGGCATACCATCATATGGATGTTCTTCTCTTTCATTAATAGAAGTCAATGCTTTTATATAACTCCACGTAATATCAAAGTGATGGCCAATCATATCAATGAATAAAATATAATCTAAGTTTAGCGGGTCCTCAGCCATTGATGATGGGATTGTTTTTGTCAATCTCGCATCATTAAATGTATCATATATACTTGCTGAATCAATTAACCCATTGTAGTGTGATATAGCTTGTGATGATGTTACACTATAAAGTTTTTTTGGAAATTCATCATAATGTGGCCAGGGGTTGACAACATATGATGATGCACTATAATGTGTATATAGTGAACCAGTTGTTTCTCTATACATCCAACGTTCCCAACCATCCATACCACTAATTACATTTGATTTTCTTTGTAGTGATTGTGATATATTAGTTAGTGCTGATGAACCACTTACTAAATTTAGTGTTTTGATTCTACTATCATAAGATTCTATAAGTTCTAATTTATACTTTAAGTTTTTAACACGCTCTACCGCTGATGAATAATTAACAAAGTTTTTGAAATTAGAATAATCTATGTTTAAGGTAGTATTACCAAATGAACCTGATAAGTATTTATCAACTATTTGTTGTGAGGTTGATAGAGTGGTATCTAATAAAGAATTCCAAGTTTTTAAATCAGTACCTTGTGATTTACCATAATTACCCATATCAATATTAAAATTAGCATATGAAAAATCTTCATAAGTTTCTTCTTTGATATATGGGTATACTAATACTCTTTCAATATAATCTTCCCTTAAAGAAAGTGATATCTTTGGAATTTTATTTTCAAATTCAGCTGGTAATTCTGTGTATAGTTTTACAACAACATTTTTTATTTTATTTGTATCTGATGTATATGGGTTAAATATTTTAAACTTAGAGAATGGGTGTGTACCATAGTATATATTATCGAATATGTTATCAGGCACTCTCAACCCAGATTCTATTTCATACCTTCTATCAAATTCTTGTGAATTCTTTGAAAAAAATATTTGAGTACCATTAACATCTCTTAATGGTTCAAATTTTATATCTCGAGTTTTTTCATCTACAATTGGTGTAAATGATGTAGCTCTACCAGTTGTTAATCTTGTTTGTTTATAAACCTCTATCCAAATATTTCTATCACTATCCTCTTCTGATGGAAAGTATGTAACTGATTTTCTACCGTATCTGCCTGATGGGTGTTTTGGCCAACGTTGTTGTTCACCAATTACTTCGTTATTAGCAAAACTAATATCCGTTATTGTGAATAGATTATTCTTACCAAAATTTAAAACTAAATTATCTTTATAGTTTTTACCATTATTTACTAAATCATATAATTTTTTTAGATTGTAGTTTGAATTATCTACCTCTAATTCAATCTCAGTAGAATCTGCTGAAATGTTTTTTATTTTTAACTCTGAAGAAAATGGTTTTAGAAAATTATATACGATGTTATATGTACCACGTGGTACATCTGCTTTTCTAACATCCTTTTCAGGTGTTAATAATATATCATATGTATAGTTTGCTTTATCTTCAGAAGTTACTTCATATTGTAATGGTGATACTGATGAGTGTAATAAATTATTCTCAGAATAGATGTGTTTATGTACATACGATTGGTTTAACAATTCTTGAGTTAAAACCAATGGTGTTTTACTTAAACGTGCCGAATCTAAAAAAGAATATACGGCAACACTATCTACTGGTGTTTTCACATCAGTTAGTATTTCTGGTTTTTGGTATCTATCTATTGCCATAACTTATCTACCCCCTCTATTGATTTGAGGTGGTCGCCTTAGATTAGTACTATTACCTTCACTTAAACCACTTCCACTTGGTGAACCTGATGAACCTACACCAGCACCACTATTGGTTGTTCCACTACCCGAACCTGCACCACTTCGAAGATTGGATGTTGTATTTCCAGCTCCACTTAGTGAACCTACACCACTACCCGTAGTTGGTTGTTGTGCTTCTTCAGGGGATGGACGCGTTATGATAGCTCTAATTGGTGCTTTTTTAGTTTTGGTTGGAACTAATGGAGTATCTATTGCATCTACTTTAAATATAGATTTATTACCATAGAAGAAACATCCCTTATAAGCAGTAGTTACCTGTCCTTGAAGTTCCCAAATATCACCAACTTGCATTTTAGAATTTAATACATCAAACTCTACTTTTATAAATGGATAACTTCCTCTACTAACAGATTCAAACCTTGCGTTTCCTAAATTATCGGATATATTTGCAACGTATGGTTTTCTGATTCTATTAAATTTGAATCTAAACTGAACGGATTTGTTTAAGTTGTTACCAGAACTATCTCTAAGCTCATTTGCAACTCCGATTATTGCAGTAAGTTTTAAACTCTTACCACTATCTTTAAGTTCTTGTGTGATTACATAACCACCATTTTTTAAACCAGGCCCTTCTTCAGCATTATCAAATGGGATGGTACGATACCCACCATACCTAAAATTATCTCTATGGTTTTGGAATTGTGTAACACTACCAGGACCTAAATATGGATTGATATAGTGATGGTCTTTATATCCAGTCCAAGAGTTACCACCACCTGGAACTTCAGCGGCACCATCGGTTATTGCATATCTACCACTAAACGTATCTTCAAATTCAGGTTCACCAGATGGTGTTAGAAATTGTACATAATTTAATGTTTGTTCGATGATTCTTAAATCACCCACACTTGATATTAATTCGGTTGATAATCTATCAATAGATTTATCATAGGATTCTGCTGAATATACCACCGATTGCGCAGGTAACCTCTTATATCCATATTTTAACTTACCATCTTCAGGCAATCCATAAGATATAATTTGATTAGAGAAATTTCTTCGAATATCCCGTCTCTCTACCTTTTCTGCAACTTTATCTACTTTTGTTTCTGCCATTATCTAACCACTTTAAATATAGGTCCTTCAAAGTACTCACTTTTTCCATTTCTATCTACTCTGAAATCAAAACAATAGAATCTTTCTGGTTGAAGAGTGTTAAACCAAAAATCAAAATAGTTTCCAGTTGAATCACAATTTACTTTTGTGTAAGTTGTATCATATGGAATTATTGATAAATTAGTTTCTACATCTTTTACTTGATAATAAGTAGTTTCTGGCAAATATTTAATAGTAGTGTATGGGTATGAATCTGCGAATGTTCTTTGTGGATATTTAGCCCTACCAACTAATCTAAGTTTTGCTTTAGAAGTTTCCTTATACTCAGTAAGTATATTCTTAACGTATAATGTAATGTTATCATCAGTAAGTTCACTTAGTGAACCAGTTTCAAATGAACCAGTAGCCCATCTTACTTCTAATGTAGGTACATAGATTGTATTAGTTTCATTTGAGAAGAATTTAGATGAACCATATCTAATAGAACCACTTTCTTGTGCTGCAGGTCTTTTAATAAGGAATCCATTATTTTCTCTACTACCACTTAACCAATCATTAACATAATCGGTAACATCAACATTTAAATCTTTAGTGTATTTGTTAAATGTTTGAGATACAGTGGTGTTACTTACTGATGAAGTGTACCACGTTGCTCCACCTTCGTTTTTATAGTAACCGGCTTCAATTTGTGGTGGGGCAGTTATTGAACCTGAATATACTAATTTAAAGTTATCCAATGAACCACTTGCACCTGCCGAACCTGAATCAAAGAATGTGTATGCGAATATATAATCACCCGTAATTTGTGGTGTAAATACTATCGATTGAGTTTGAGGTGTTGTAAATGATGAAGATAAACTTGTAACACCATTTCTGTATTTTAAACCATTTGGGTCGTATATAGTAAATCCTATTTCAGGATAATCACCCGGTTCAACCTCACAACTTAAAGTATATTCTAAATCGGTTGATAGAGTTTCAATGTATGTTGCATCACCACCACCAATATTATCTGCATATAAATTTAATTTAGATTGTGATGCAAACATACGTGGTAATTTTAGATTGGTGTTTTTAACAACATTTCTTAATTGAAAATCACCTTTATTAAATGCAAAGGTTTCATACGCAAGTGTATTTCCACTTTTTTCATAAACATATATCTCATCAAATGAACCAGTCGTTGATGTTCCATCACCACTACCATCGAAGAATGTAAATTGTAATTGATACTCCCCTGCTGTTGTGGATATTAAATCAAACGATTGTGTTGATGGTGTTGTAATTGCACCAACGAATCCTTCGTAATCACCATCAGTTTTTAGTACACCATCAGCATCTAATACCCTAAATTGAATATCATCAAATGAGCCAGGGTCGATTTGAAACTGAACACCATATGTTTGGTTCTCATCTAATTGTGCTGGGAATACTAATGTTGTACCTGCAAAATTAGATGCGGATATAAGTAATCTATTATCACTTATAGATATGGATGGGGAGTTACCCCTAATATCATTGATTGATTGTGTTAAGAATAAAGAACCAGTTCCTTCAGAAAATCCTTCGTATAATACGATACCTTCAGTTGGAACTCCAACTTCTCTGATACCATTAAAGGTTTGCGCGGATGATACACTCCATACTTCATTATCATTTCGATATACCCAACTACAATCATTTGTGTTTATTGGAGTGTGGTTGAATTTACCAATGCCATTACTCCAGCTACCAGATACCATATGAATATCTAATTCATATTCGGATTGAACTTCTAGTTCATCAACTGATGTTAAGTTTAGATAGAATTTTTTATTACCAGAAATATCACCTGATGATATTAATGATGATATTGGAGATAAATCAAACTGAGTTAAAATTCTACTATTACCTACCCAATTCTCATTTGTATCCTCATCGAAGAATTTAGTAACCTCTAATACAGAATCTATACCTGTGTTTTGGTTTCTACGAAGCCCATGTTCGTAAATTGTAGTATCCTTCTGTCCGTATATTCTATATATCATTTTATATCTCCTTAGAATGATTGTGTTATCACCTGTCCTCTAATATCGGAATTTGGAAATTTTACTTCAAATATTGATGGGTCTAACGCTGGATAAATTACGCCATTTTTTGTAGCATTATTAATACTATATTTGTTAGGTGAATAGTTACCATTAAATTTGTTATATATTTGTAAACCACCCACACCATCTCTATCAGGTCTGATAACACTTTGTACACCATCTACCTTATCTAATAATACATAAATTTTAGATAGTTGAATTGGTTCATTAATTCTCCAATTATCAATATTAAAATATTCTTTTAATGCATTTATACATCTTAAAAGAACTTCGTTTGAATTATATTGTGGTAACACCGTAATTTCAAAATCAATACCAATGTTAATAATATGTGCATCTTTTATATTCACTGCATCTGTTAACATTCTATAATATGATATATAGTTTCTAAGATTGTTCTTTGTTGCAGGATTTAGTGGTGAAAGTTTTTTATCATCAGTATATCCCATTGTATATAAATTTAATGCCAATGGATTTGGAATCTCAGATGAAATTGTTGTACCATCTGCCTTTTTATTTTCAATCTGATAATCTTGTGATAAATATGCTTTTGCACAAGAACCAAATTGTGGTGGTAATGCATAACACCTCATAACATAATCTTCTCTAGTTACAGTTCTGTTTTGAGCAGCAAAGAACGACATTGCGTTATTACGAATCTCTTCCATAGTTTCTTCACTACGCCCACCTCTTGCTGGTTCTTGGTTTGTAACTGCAACTGAGTTTCTAATAAATCCAGTTACGGTACTATCTAAATTTCTTTCGTTTGCAAATGATGTATCTATGGATACTATGTTTGTTAAATCTTTAGCAGGAACATTATCTACTATACCATTACCAACTAAGTACTCAACTGTTAGTGTTGTATTTGATGGTGCGACACCATATGTTTTGGTATATAAGAAATTTGATGGGTCAATACCCTGGTCTAAATCACCTACTATATTATATAAGTTAGAACCTACATTATCTGGGTTTGGTATGAGTTCTTCATCTGCATTATTGGAGATACCTGCGCCAAATTGAATTACCATAACACCACTATCTTCAACTCTTGTGATATATCTTTTAGGAACTCTCTTCAGTTCTAAGAGGTATGGAGTTTCACCACTATACTCTACAAACGCAGTTGAGTTATCTTCGTTATTCTCAATTTGTTCAAATACGGTGTCTTGTGCTAAGTATGGTACGTGTGTCCACATATCACCATCATCATCTACTATTGATTTGATTCTTATAAAGTTGGGTTCTTCTATCTTAATCTTATCATAAATCTTCGGAGAACCAAATGTGAATGTTTTTGTTTCAACAGTACCACTTGATGCTTTTACTTTTTTCTTTAACAAATAGTATATAGGTTCGTTTGTGTTTTCATCAACCTGATATACAGATGCCTCAGTTGGGTTAAATGATGATGATGCTGCAAAATCAATCTCACCTTGCGCTATAAAATTAACACTATTATTCTCTGAAGAACCTATTTGCATACCATCTGCTATTTTTAAAGCATAATCAAAATCGGGTTTAACACCATCACCCACGCCTTTAGATGGTACTAATTGAAATATATCAATGTTAGTTGTAGCAGGTACATAATTTTTAGGTTTGTAACCATATGCAGCTGCTAGATTAAATAGATTTGAACTTTCTTCAGCGTTTGTTAAAACTGATTCTCTTAATTGAGTATCTGTGTAAAAAGAAAGTACATCACCTACATACGATGCCATTTCCATAAACATCATACCAGGCGATGCTTCGTTAAAATCATTGTAGGTGTTTGGAAAATAGTTTTTTGAAAAATCTATTAGATTCTTACGAATCTCACCAAAGTCTCTACCTATTAACGATACATCTTTTTGTACTAAATCATTGTTAATTTTCTTTGCCATTTTTAAACCTATTCTATTGTGGTAGTTCCCGCATTATCTATAAATAGAATTATTTGTTGGTTAGCACCTTGTTCGGTAACTCTAAAAGATAGTTCTATCCTAACATAATTTCTATCTTCTATAACTTCAATATTTATATCATCAATAATTATGTAGGGCAACCAATATTCTATATCTTCTCGTAAAGATTCATCCAACGTTGATGCTAAGTTTGTATCAATCTGTTCAAACATTAAAGAATAAACATCAGAACCAAAGTTAGGTTGAAACAATCGTTCACCTTTTCGAGTTAGTAGTAAACTTTTTAGATTAGATACGGCCTGTTGTTCGGTTGTATAACTTAACTGAAACAAACCCTTTGGTTTACCAAAAGGTAACATTACCCCAATCGCTACATCAGGTTGTAAATCTAAAGTTTGATACGAATATTCTTTACGTTGTTTAGCCATTTATTATTTCCCCTTCTTAGCATTGATGGTTTTCATCAATGAAGAATAATCTCTTGTTAAAGCATCACCAACTGCAGTACCTTCGATATTAACATTCATAGGTTTACCATCTGGGTCTAAGGTTGGTGTCATATTTGTGGTGGTTGCAACACCATCACCATATCCTAACATCTCAGCCATTTGTGCTCTATTGAATCCTTGTGCCTGTTGTGATGTAAATGTAGAATCCATACTTTTCCACTCACCACTCTGTGCGGTTTCATTTAACATATCATTTAGTAATGGGTTTTCTGAGAACTTTTGTACTTTTGGTTTTTTAGTTTCTAATAGACCTGAAATATCCAATGGGTCTTTAGTTACCCTACTATTATCTACTGCTCGTTCTCTGATAATTGGTTTAGAACTTTGTTTAATCTCTTTTAAGATTGGTTTAAGTTCTTCCTTTACCACTTTTCTAACGATTACTTCTAATAATTGTGCTAATTCTTTTGCCTTCATAATAATATACTTTTATATAAATATCAAATTGTTTTGTTTTATACTACACCAGTCCATTTAAATGGTTTGTTAACGATTGGTGGTCCTGGTGTTGCTGGTGTTCCTGGTATGACTGTAAGATAATGAGTTCCTTTAACGGTTTGCAAATGTGATATAAACGCAGTTGATAATTTAGTTGCGAATGGTATCCCATATTTTATTTTTTGTGGTTCGTGGTCAAATGCTTTATGTAAATCTTTTTTTAGTTTATCCACATCACCACCATTTGATACTATGTGTGTAATTGGTATTGGAACTCCTGCAGTACCTGTGGATTCTATCATAGATTGGGGATGAAATGGTGCTGGTGAGAATTGTGATTTCTTCCAATAATCTACCACCGCCTTAGCCCAATCTGTGAATTGTTCCGGTCTAGCCTTCTTTTCAGATTGTCTTATATTATCAAAAGTTTTTAATATAGCATTTTTAATTGGTAAGTATGGTGGTCTTACCATAACTAAATTTGGATATAGTATTACCTGTGCAGTAGATACTGCAGTGTGATATGATGAAGCAATCTTTTCAGCAGTTTCTTCATGTGTCTTACCCTCTTTAGGGTCGTTTAAGTAGTTACCCACTTGTGTTATAAATGTTGGCCAGATTGCAGGCATTTTATTGTTTCATCTTTTTTAGTTCATCGAAAATCTTTTGAACTTTAGCAGCATTTGTAGCAGGGCCAGTTGGGCCTACACCAGTTGCATATGTTGCTTTAGCCGAAGTTAAATCTACCAACTCACTTACCAAATCTTCCATAAGGGTGAAAAATTTATCCATCTCCATAGCCCATTTAGGAGTTGCGTTTACAATATCTTTCTTACCAGATATGATTACTCGCTCATCTCTCGCATTTAAAAATAACCTATCTGAATTTAACACAATTGATGGGTCTTTCCATAAGTTTGGATTTTTAACACCATCACCTATTTTTTTCTGAGATGGTTTTAATTTTAGTTGTTGTTTGGATGTTAACCACATCGATGATAAATCATCGTTAATATCTTCTATAATAAATTTATTGAAACTACCACCAGATTTTCTACCATTAGATAATATAGTGATTGGTTCGGATACCTTACCTGGTGCATCCCAACTTGGTCTTTTAGATGTTATTGATAGCAGTGGGGTGTATCCAAATCTTAATGAATGTCCGAACCTACCCTCTATTAGAACATCGCCTAAGAATGGTTGTAATGAACCAACATCATCTCTTTCTTCAAATCCAGTTGGAACTCCAACACCACCACCCGAAAACCCAACACTATCTGCATTGAGTAGTGCGTTATTATGAACGTTCAATTGTACTGCAGTTGGGTTTAGGTAGTAAGAACGAGTTGACTGCTTACCAGGAGATTTTCCAGGTGATGTTGACTTTATCACAACAACTTGTTCACCAACTAATGGTACTCTTTTAATATTTGCATCTAATGGATATGCGGTTAAAGTACTACCTACACCTTGTGTTCTTACTGCTATACTAAGAACTGTATTTGGGTCATTATCAGTAAGTGTTATTGATGCAACTGTTCCGCTTGTTATGAGTGTGCCTGATGCAGCCATTATTCATCTCCCTCATTTTGAAGAGAATCTATTTTAGCATCTATCGCCTTTGCGTTTTCTAAAAGTTGTTTTTTCTCTTCTTCGGATAAACCTAGTCCACCACCCATTTCATCTGAGTTGGCATCTTTCATCATTCTTTGAACGATTGCGGCAAGTTTTACAATTTGTTCATCATTCTTAACAGATACTTCCATATATTCTTTAATCAATGGAACTACAACAGTTGCATCGTTTATATTTTTAACCAATGGTTCTAACTGAGCGATTAGAAGTTTTAACTGTCTATCTTTCTTTTTAGAGTTATTGTAAATATCCGACATGATATCTGCAAATGTTTTACCTTTAAATAATTCAGTATCCTTATCCATTACTATCCTTTAATTTATACATCACTGTAATATGACCTGTTTTGTTGTACTCAGTATAAAGTTCTGCATAAATAAGTTTTAATTTACCAACTACCTTTGTGATATACTGAGTATGAACTCCAGTTCTCTCTCTAATAAGTATATAAAGTGCTTTCTTATTGTACGAATATAAATCGTTTCTGTTTTTAAATAACTCATTTATAGAATCTGCTATTGCCTTATCTCTATCTTTTACAAATAAATCATCCAAATGATAATCAATGTATTGAGTGTAGTGGTCTATAAAATCTGATTTAGATTCTTGCATTTGTTGACTAACCACCTCATTAACAATATTACGAGATGAATCAACTTTGGTTAAATCATCTCTAGATTTCATTCTAGCATAATTTGCGTTGTTTTCATTAAACAAATAGTTTCTTGCTACGACTGTAAAATATGAAAATGCTCTACCATTTGCACCATTGAATTTATGAATCTTCTCATTTAAGAACGCAACCACATTTGCCTTTACATCTTCATATGGTACATCAAAATAATAAGTTTTGTAAGTGTGTATTACGTTCTCTGATAATTTATCAAATGGGTAATGTATAAATCTGTTGTAGATTTTATTTTTTAGTTTCTGGTCATCACAACTATTATATGCGTTTATAGCAATTTCAGTAATCTTTGTGAAATACCTTTTATTCTTTCTCTTCCTCGGCATCTAAGTTATATGTTTCGTTTAATTGTTCCAATGTGGATTTAATCTCTTCAAAGATATACCCACTCTCATCATCAGCCTCAAACGAACCTAACCTATCTACCTTCTTCATTCTATCATACGCATTTTTCATAGATGTGAATGTAGACTCTAAATACTTATCTGCAAACTCCATCTCATCTTCTAATGCTTCGTTTTTACGAAGGAGATTATATGTTGTGTATCCTAATAGTAAGGTTGAAACTGATAATATTACTATGAATAATAATTCCATAATTATGCTTCCTCTACTTCACCAAAGATAGATTTGAAATCAATCTTCTCTGGCATAGTTACGTTTTCTAATTTTTGTTTCTTAGTTGGTCTACCACCTACGTTCTTTGTTGTAGCATCACCACTCTTTAATTTTCTCCATCTCTCCCATTCGAATCTAGTAGCCATAATGTCTGCCTGATGCATTAAGTATGGGAATGATGATTTAAGAGCTTTGTTAGGGTCGTATGAAATATAATATTCTTTATTAGCTTCATCGTACAACCCATCGGTAAGTTGAATAGCAATCCATTCGTTTTCTTCAACTTTTACACCAAATTGATTTAATAACCAAAAAGTTCTACCTGTAAGGTTCATAAAGTTTAAATCAGGATTTGCTTTGTATATTTTACCTTGATTTTCAATATGCCATTGTGAATCATTTGGAAGATACCAACTCTCATCCAATGTCCCAACCTTACCTAAGTCGTGGTGTAGTGCTGAGAAGATTACATTCTCTTTTGTAAACTCGCCTAATCCAATACCCAACTCATTATATAAATCATATAATTTAATTGCGTTTCTCGTAACCCTCAAAATATGGTCAATATATCCACCAGCAAATGCATTATGGAAATGTTCCATTGATGATGCTGGTGTAAGGATTATTCTATCCTCAAGATGGTCATACATCTTATTGAGTGATTCTAATCTTTCACCTGTGAATGTTTGGTTGATTAATTTTCTGAACTTTTCATAGTTATCAGAAATTTGGTTTTCGTCTAAAATGTGTATCATAACTTTTAATTTTTATTTATTTTTCTTCCAATACAGATAACAACTCACTTTCTCTATAAATGTGATAAGTATCTTTACCATTACGGTGTTTGAATCCAGTCCCTTCTAAAAGGACCAAATCACCCGCCTTAACGGTCATTGGGATTGAATCTCCCGTCTGAGTGAATAACCCATTACCAACTGCGATAACTTCACCCAACATTGTGGTATCTGAACCAGATGGTTTATATAAACCACCTGCTGTTTTTTCATCATGTCGTTTTACAATTTTTACGACAACTCTATCTCCTAAAGGTTTGTAACTAAATTCCATATCTTAAATTATTTTATCGATTATACCTAATTCTAATGCATCGTTTGCTGATAAGAAGTAATCGTTTTGTTGATTCTCTTCCCACCATTTCTTATCTTTCTTTGTACACTCTTCCATAATAGAGTTACAATCATCTTCCAATTGTTCTGCAAACTTTGCGTTTGATTTTAAATCTGAAAGTTTACCTGCTGCGAATGATGATAGTTGGTGAACCATAATCTTAGAATGTTTAGATGCTGCTCTAACACCAGTACCTGCTGCGAGTAATAACGCTGCTGCACTCATTGCCGAACCTCTACATACGATATTGGTTTTAATACCTTCATTAGTATCCAATGAACGAATATAATCTATCAATCCTAAAGTTTCTACAACATCACCACCCGGTGAGTTAAGAAGAATTGTTATTGATTTTAAATCTGAGTTTATCTTTCTAAGTAATCTTACTTTTGATATAACATCAAATGTTAAACCTTGAATGATTTCGTCTTGAACTAAAATAACATTATCTCTGATATCTAATCCATAATCGAACTCTCTAAACTCTTGAAACCACTTCTCTTTTTCAGATGGAGTAGTTTCGTATCTTGTCTCAATATTACCACCAGTTGTAGTGGTTCTACCATCGTTATACAAATCACTCATAATTTTTTAAAGTCTTTTTTTAAAGTTTGTTGATACAAATATACAAATAAAATTTGAATTATCCAAATTTATTTACGACCTTCTGCTGCTGCAACCGAATCGTTGTATTTCTTTTTCTTAGGTTCACCATATAGGTTTATGGCGTCTTTATCAGTAGGTATGAATTTTACCTCTTCGACTTCTTCTTTGTGGATTTCCACCTTTTCTTTTGGAGTTTCTTTTCTTTTTTCTCCCACTTCTGGTTTAGGTACTGATATTGATTCCCCATCCTTCTCATCATTGATGGGTACTTCCACAATCCTAGTATCCCTAAACAACTGAGTGTTAGTACTATTACTATTTCCATATTCATCCTTATTTAAAAGTTTATTTAATGCTATAACCATTGAGATTGCAAGTGGGTCAAATACAAATACAATTAGTAGTGTAAACCAGTTTACAATAACCCCCATTGATTTACCTGTAATCTCAGCCATATATCTCAGAGGACCAACTTCTGCTGCAATCTCATTGTTTGATTCTAAATCTAAAATCTTTAAATCCAATTTGGTTATTGAATCTGTTAATGCTTCCATTTTAATTGATACACCATCACGTTGTTCTTTCATATCGTTTAATTGTTCAGTAAGAACTCTACGAGTGGATGATGATGTGGTGGTTATAATCGCACCAGTCTCTTTATCTTTGTATTGAATAGTGTTATTGGACAACCCTTTGGTAAGTTCTGTAATAGAACCATTTAACTGAGTTCTTTCCAATGTATATCCATTTAGAGATTCTTCAAATCTACTTTTCTTTAGTTCAACAACTTCAACTTGCTTATCTAATACTCCTAATTGGTCAGCAGTCTTTTGATATGCTGATGTTAGGAATCCATAGATACCTGCCGATGTAATTAACATAAGTGTTACTAATGCTATTGTGAGATACCACTTCATCCAACCAGCACGTTTCCAATGGTTGTGTAGGTATGATGCGAGTATAAGTTTAGAAAACTCCAAAGCGGATGCCATAATGATAACTTCAAATCGTGCACCAGCAAACAAAGAACTTAATCCAAATACTGAGTAGTATGCTGCTGAACCTGCTAATGCAAGGGTACTTAAACTCATCAAAATGATGAACCAAGTTCTTTTTGAAAAAAAGTTATCAACAAATTTACTTATTTTTAGTTTCATTAAATTCCTGAATTGTATTTATATCAAATTCTTTCTTATAAGAAGAATGGAGTTGTTAACACAACCCCATAAATCTAATAATAAATATTAAAAAGAAATTAATTAAGATACTTAATCAAGCTTAACCCCATATTATGCGTTAACGCTTCTGTATTCTAAAAGGGTTAATTCTTTAGCTTTTGCCTCTATCATCACATCTACATCTAACCCATAAGTATTAATATAATCAGATATATAATCTGAATGTGCCTGAGGTTTAATTGATTCGTTACCTTCATGTAATGATTTACTTTCAGAGTAGTGAACAACTGGTTTGATATCACCCCAAGTACTTGCAGCAAGTTTAAGAGCATCTTCTTCAGTCAAACCACCTGTATTGAATTTGTGGTGATGGTAATCGAAAACAATTGGAATACCAATACGTTCATGTATGTACATCAAATCCTTTACTGAATACATACTAGCTTTATCATCATTCTCTACAGTCAAACGTGTTTGTACGGATTCAGGCAATCTCTCAAAGTTCTTACAGAATCTATCCATAGCGGAAATCTTATCACCATACACACCATTACAATGTATGTTAAGCTTGTTGTAAGGAGTTCTACTTAATCCCATCATATCAAACACCTCACCATGTATAGAAAGGTCTGTGATGGTGTTTTGTACTACTCTTTCGTTTGGAGATACCAATACATTGAATGGGCCAGGATGTGATGTGATACGATGACCATATTTGTTAACAAGATGACCAGCACCTGCCAATAAGTTTTTAATACGATGGTAATGTGGTAGTTCTGATAATGGATACTCAGATGACCAGGGGAACACATTAGAACTCATTCTAAAGAACTTAATATCATTCTGTTCATTCCATTTGATAATCTCAATTAAATCCCTTACGTTCTGAATACTGAGTTCAGATGCATACGGAATACCTTTTTCATTAAAGGTACGTTTAATCATACTACGATTAGTAGTAATACCTTTTTTACCTAGCGTCATATTGATACACGCATATCCTAAATTCCCCATAACTATTCTTTGTTTTTATGTTTCTTTTTACGAGTATATTTCTTCTTATTCTTATGGACGTTACCACGCATAGCCTGCCATATCTCCTGTATGGTAAACTCAGTCTTTTGTAGTTTGTCTTTGTTATCACCCATAATACTATAAATATACTATCACTTAATTACCCTACTAAGATAATAAAAAAAGGGGAGTTTTCCAACTCCCCTATGTTAAGTTTATGTTAAGTTTCCTCTAGTGGTTCAACATCTACAATTTCCTCACAAAAATAATAGAATGGTTCTTTCTTCAAAACGATATCGGCTCTGAGGTGTTCACGCCAAGTCTGAACAATTGGATTATGTGTAATCCGAATCTTCCTTAGAATTATGTAGAGTCTCCCCCCTTTTTCTATAACTTCTTTACAAAACACTTACTTAACTTTTACCTCAATCACTTTAGCTTTCTTTTCTTCTAACTTAGGAATATTGATAGTCAATACACCATCCTTAGTTTCTGCAGAAGTTTTAGTAATATCCCAATCTTCAGAAATTTTATAACTCTTATTGAATGTTCTACTATCATTCTCTCCTACGATTGATAGAATGTTGTCCTCTACCTTAACTGAGATATCTTTTTTAGATAATCCTGGCACATCAAACTCTATTGATAATACATCATCTTCAATTTTCATATTACGATTAAAGTAATCTGATGGATGTGGTCTGTTCCACATATGTAAACCACCATCTCTAAGTAGGTCATTTACTAATTGCTCTGTTGTTTTAAAAATCATATTCTCCTTTTTTAATGTTTAAACTTACACATAGTATATTTCAACTTGTGTACCATTCTAATAAATCGGAAATTATGTCATAATAAACTGACAGATTGTCAGTTAAGTGAGATTGGTGAACCTTCACCAATTAAATCAAAAGTTAAAATTACATCCCAAGGTTCGTATTTTGTAAATTCAACATTTTGATTTGATAGTATAAGACCATTTAACATCATATCGTTAGCAACCTTCATCAATATGGCTAACTCAGAACCTGTAAACATTATTTTACCATCTGATGTAAATTGTAAGGTTACATCTTGCCTTATCTCATCCATAGGTTCTTCTTCGAACTCTATTTCAAAAACATTATCAATATGCTCACCATTATATTCGTGCACAAACTCACCGACCATTAAATCGTAAACATATAATAGCTTATCAACATCTTCTAATGTATTGAAGAAATTGAACTCACCCTCATCCCAATATTCATTATCGTGCATCATTACTACCCCTATATGTTTTGTTTATCTCATATGCTAACCAAGCGGCATCTACATTTAAAGATTTAAAATAATCTTCAGTTAACATATATACTTTTAATTTACGGAGTCTAGCATCCGAATCAGATTCAGACTTTAGGATTTCTAATATCCTATTCTTAAATGGTTCTTTGATTGTATCTATACTCATCATATATAAATATCATTATTTTATCTTTCCTTTGTATAATTGGTTTAAATATCCTAAAACTTCTTTTGGAAATATCATTCGCTTTGTGTGGAGTTGTTCCACCAAAACATCTAAGAATTTATGTATGTGGTTATAACTATCATCAGATGATTGTAGCTTATCTTTTAAAACTTTAATCCTATAATCGAATTTCTCTATATAATCATCCGATGCTGATTCGTTTGATTGAAGATATCTACTTATCATATACCTTTCAGAAAACCATAGATGTGGTTTCGCATCATCTGTAACTGTTTTCTTTAATACCGTATCTACGAATTCAGATAGGGTTAGTATATCAGGAACAGCTTCTTCAAACTTGGTGTAGGAAACCCATTCACGGGCTTTCTCCATATCCGGGTCTCCTAAACCTAATTGTTTAAAGAATTCGTTTGTTTCCATTCATTAGAATAATCCTAATCGGATTTTTTGTCGATGTGTTAGTTGAGCCGTTTCTAACGTTTCCATAATCTTACTACATTCAGACCATGTTAAATCAATCGAAACACTACCAACTTCCAAAGTACCAATTGGGATACTTCTATCAGAATAATTAGATTCGTTCATTTTATCAGTCATAGCAAAATCAATTGAATTGTAATTTTTACCTAACTTTCTTAAACGCTCTCTATCTTTTTCGGTTGATGCTCCACCATGATTAACGTAACCTCTTGGTTTTCCATTGTATCTTTTCATAACATTGTAATTAAGTGTTAAACTATTTACAATAAATATGAAAATATCTTTAATGAAATCAACTATTTACGTTTATTTCTATTTGAAATTCTATTGAACTTTTTCTCAAAAGATGCGGAGTCCATTCGGTTAGGATTAGTTCTCTCTATATTCTGATGTACTTTCATAGTTTCACTAACCACCAACCACGCATCAGAAACACTTTGTTGTGGTGGTATCATATACTCACTAACAACAGACTCTTCTGTTCCAGTTGATACATAATACAATCCATCTTTAGATATTCTTGTAGTTGCTTTAGGATACTTTTTTAGTACTCTCTTCTTTATACGATTAAACTTCTTCTTCTCCACTTTGATTTGCTTTTATAAACGATTTCGTAAGACTGCTATTTATAAATGATTCTGCGTTTTTATCATCAACGTAAACATTTTCATGCACCTTACCATCTTCTGATTTGATTGTGTATTTATATCCTTTCTTAGTTGGTAGCCTTTCAACTACACTCCCAACCTTTAAAACTTTAAATACACTCACAATTACAGTTGAACCTGTTACATAATTCATTAATTACTCCTAGCTAATAACCTTTATGATTTTAGTTTCCAATACTGATGTAACTTCGAACTCCAAACCATCGTTCTTAAATTCCTCATGTACCTTTGTTTCAGCATCTGTTACCGATACGGCGTGTACACAATATTGTTCCATCGTTTTCTTTTGACGACCCTTGTCATCAGTTGTAACTACTTTTACTTTTGCAATGTAATACTTCATAACTTTGTTTTTAATTATATTTAATGTTAAATTTTTCTTCTAATTCTTTTTCGGTAAGTAGTTCATATGAACCATTACACTCACCCAATTCCATATCTTCAGTAAGTGTATGGTAATACGATACCACCTCTTCACCATTGTGTTGTCTACCTGCTGGAATAACCATCATTTGAATTGGTAGAAACACATTTTGAAATTGTTTAAATAAACGAGGCCCAATCTCATCTGGCCCTTTCTTAAATCGTTCTCTGAGATGTTCGTAATACACTTCATCCATTTCATTCCACTCATCTGCAGGTTGTGATAGATATCCTTCCATCTCATTTGCCGCAGCCTGTAATGCTTCCATCTCTTCTTGAGAAACATCATCTGTATTCCAATACTCTTCTGGTATAGGATTTTCGTTTTCTTTACTCATAACTTATATCTACATTTTCATTTAATACATAACCAATATCACCATCTTCAGTTTCAACCTCATTGAGTATTCCTTTATCTTTTAATTCGGAAACTGTATTATCTACATTCTCTTTGATAATCTCTTTGGTGATTTCCATAACCAAATCCATAATAGATTCAGCATCTAAATTGTTTTTAGTAACATCTGAGTTACTCATCGTTTTATAGAATCGAGCTTTAAACTTATGCTCATCTATAAACTCACTTTCAAAGAATCCATCTTCTCGTAAGGATTCGTAAATATCATTTGTTAGTTCTTTAATATTCATATCTTATTAATAGTTGTTTGATAAATATACAAAAAATAAAGTTATTATCCAAATCTTTTTAAAACAAACCCCACATCAGAGTGGGGTCTGCTTTAAGAGAGTTAAACAATATCTTAGAATGGGTTACTCAAATCTTCAGTTTCAGTATTGAACAAGTTCTCTTCTTCAGAAGAACCAACAAACTTTTGAACGAACTGTCGAATGTAAGTACGTTCTGATTGAGCACCACCTGCATCATCGAATAGTGGGTAGATTGTAATCTCAGCAGCCTCAGCCAGATTAAACCCATCGTAGAGTAGAGAACCAATCTCAACTGCTGTACGAGTCGATAGTGAGTTAGTGAGTTGTGGAGTTTCTTTCTTAACCTCAGAACGGGTCATTGAAGTAATCTCAGCAACTGAGTTGATTAAGTTCACATCAACTGAAGGATACATCATTTGAAGTAGTGATTTTTCTTCATCAGATGTTAAAGTATCCATCTCAATAATTGTGAATCGGTCAACAATCGCACGGTCAAGTTGACGAGTGGCGGTGTATTCATTACCGATGTTAGCTGATGCAATGAAGGAAACACCCTCAGCAACTTTTACAACAGGCGAATCAGATGCCTCATCCAATCGTAAGTAACGTTGTCCAGCATCCAACACTGTCATTAGAATGTTGTGAGCCTCAGGGTGAGCCCGGCTAATCTCATCCAACACAATCACAGTGTTTGGAGTTTGAATAGCTTTAACGAATGGTGATGGTGAGAACACAGTTCCTTTCTTAGTATCGAACTGAGTGTTACCAATCAGAGTAGCACGGGGGTCTTGAGTAGAACCTAAGTTGAAGATTTCCATATTGTAACCTTCAATGGAATTAGCAGCTGCTTTAGCGGCCATAGTTTTACCACAACCAGCAGGCCCAGTCATCATAATATTCTTACCACGAAGAATGTTACGAATCAGATACTTCCACTTCAGTTCACTCATAAACAACATCTTTGGTTTCAAACCATTAGCCTCAGAGTGAATGAACTTTAGGAAATCTTCTTCCATTGGTTTCTCAACTGCTTCTGAAGGTGGTGGTGTACTAACCATTTTGAATGCTTCCAAACCACCATTGGGTTGGTTAAAGTTCTCAACAGGTTCAGCCCCATTGAACTTCTCAGAAGGAACTCTACCAAACTCAACCGAACCTTCAGATAGGTTACCCTTTACACGTGCTTTGAAACAATACTTAGAAGGATTGTTAGCCGATGCAACGGCTCGTTTATAAAGTGAAGTTCCCTTCTCATTGATTTCAGGAACCAAAAATTCAACACCATTTGTGTCTACTAAAATTAACTCTTTGTTCTCATTACGAACAACTTTAAGGAATACGGAACGCTGTGCTCTTGCCATAATTATTTATTGTTTTATTGTTTAACTCTTATTACTTTGTAAAGATAGTGATTTAGGTTCACAACTCCAAATTTTTAATGTTAAGTTTATGTTAACCTTTCATATGATAAAAACGATTGTAATAACCAACCTCACCTACATTAGCATCATTTAATGGAGTATAACCATTATACTGATTGGTATCATACAACATTCGCTCAATCATCGTACACATACCAGCTTTGAACTTATCATCACAATACTCATCAGTACGTTGGAGTTGGTTGTTAACGTAATCTAAAACTTTTTTTACTTCAATTGTCTTTCTCATATCTCTCAATCTTACAGTACTAAAGTACGACATATTATTGATATTTCCAAATTTCTAATGTTAAGAAATTGTTAAATCTGTTAACAAAGTTTCGTAAGCAGATGTAGTGTTTTCTATATAAAATACATCAGATAGACCATCTAATTGATATTTGTTGTGGAGAAACTGGCCGAATCTCAAATCATCTGAGTTTCGACCATCCCCATTATCAATAGCCCACGATAGGTATTCCAAATTTAATCTCTCAATATTCAGTACCATTATTCAAACATTTTGTTTAGTGTTCGTGTCAAAGGAATCAGAGAAGTAACATCAATTGCTTCAGCAGATTTACCATACATTGCTTTAAAGTTATCAATAGCACCACCATAGTAACCTTCTTCAATGAAGTACGATAGAACGTTTACTCCAGCCATTCTCATTTTCTTAACCTGATTGGCAGTGTGGTTAACCGCAGCCTCACCACCATATTCAATATCACTATTAGAAAAACCTGGCCATCCATCGGAGAAGTTAATGAAGTAACTCTCAGCACCTTTGTTAGTTTTAGTGATATCATCTAAGATAGATTCGAAACACAATCCCTCAGGAGTAGTTCCACATGGATTAATGTATTGAAACAATTGTTGAATCTTAGAGAACTTATCAGTACGAGAATCATATGCAATCAACATCAAAGGTTGAACCGATTGATGTGAACCACCACCTTGTTGAATTGAACGATACGAAATCACAACATCAAGATTAGAGGTCATCGAAGCGGCCTTAGCGATTGCCACAGCAGCCGTTTGTGAATTAGTCCACTTCTTACCACCCATCGAAGAACTCGCATCAATGGAGATGTGAATCAACGCAGGTTTGTGTTTGTTAACCACTGTCTGGTCAAAGATTTGAACATTACCCATACCCAACTCATGTAACAAACGACCTGAGATTTTACCATTCTTCATACGAGGTGTAACCAATGAACGTTCCTCAGAACGAACTTTCAAACGCTTACCCAACATAGTACCAATCTGAACACCTTTGGTGATTGCGGGTTGGTTACGTTCACAATAGTAATGGTATGCAGATAACATATCAATGGTATCAGAATCAATCAAACCTTTGGTAAAGTTACGAACCACAACAACAGATGTTGCTTTATCTTGCTTCCAATAACGACCTGATTGGTAATCCTTACCAACCAACTTCTCATCAATACCAGCCTTAGAAAGAGTTTCTAATTTTTGATTCTCACCTTTACCAACTTTCTTCTTTTTGATATCACCATTTTGGAAATCTTTTTGTTTCTTAATAGCGTTATCTAATTGTTTCTTCTGGCGGTCAGAAAGTTCACCATCACCACTACTAACTTTGTTATCAGCGATTTCATTGTTAGAACCATCACCACCCGCACCATTCGGATTGTAAGAAGAACGACCTGATTTTACATCATCACCTTCAGCATCACCTTTGGTATCATCAATACCATTTGAATCTTGCTTTGATTGACCATCATTCTCAGGCCCTTCAGTATTATCAGTACCATTGGTTTCAGAGTTATCTCCGCCACCACCAGTACCTTCACCTGATTGTTGTTCGGTATCATCAGAGTCACCCTCACCATTACCATCTCCATTCTCAGGTTGTTCAGATGGTGGAAGTGAATCTTCTACTAATTTGAAAACCTCACAGGCCAATTCAAACGCCTGTTGAGTATTTTGTAATCGGTTGATGTTTTTCAAATCAATCAACTCCCAAACTTTTCGTAACATTGGAAGTGCATCCAAATCACGATTTGAGTTGGTGATGTTGATGATACGGAACATATAAGATTCCCAATCCTCAGTACGATACTCAGAAGATTGAAGTCCTTTATCAATAATCTTAGCGTTGAAGTACTTATCGTACATTGCGTGGTAGTAACCTTTGTAACCAGGAGAAGTAGAATAGATGTAGTAATCAATTCTACGGTCCTCAATCACATTCAACAAATCTTTAACAACACCTGAAACCCAATTACGAACACTCTCATAACTCATATAGTGTTTAGCTTCCAAATCCGATAGGTAACTATACCCAATCGGTTGGGGAAAATCGTAATTACGAAGTTTATCTAGTGATGAAAAATCGGTTAACTTAATGTGAGAACCTTCGTGCAGTGCCAGCCCAACAGTAGGGTCAAATTCTTTATCATCCATCTTAGCTGAAATAGTAACGGTCTTACCATCAGTATAGGAATTATCACCACGCTGGTCAAACATCACTTTGATGTTCTCATTGGTAACGATGTTAACGAAGTTTGATACTGCACGTTTGTATGATGCTAAGGCGAGAAGATTTGATTGTTTCTTCTCAACTACATCAACAACATCAGAATCATCATCAAACAGGTCATCTCGTAACCAATAGGAAGAATATTTTGTGTTATCTCTCATATGTTTATCTTTTCTCATTATTACAGTACTAAAGTAGTGAATATTTTTGATATATCCAAACTTCTAATGTTAAATTTATGTTAAAGTTATTAACAAGTTATCAACACTTTAAATCAATGCTTTGTAAATTTTAGTGTAGTTAATCGAACATAATCCGATTATACCTATCATAAATGACATAAATGCGAATCCCATCTCATTGAGAACACCCGCAAAATGTATTAGGGATTGAACTTTACCTAACATAGTTCCGATAGATAATCCGAACCCACCTAACACTAACAAAATCGCTTGATAATTTTTCATACTATATAATCTTTATCTCTTTTACTATGTAAAGATAATAAAAAAAGGGGACTTTACCAAGCCCCCAATGTTAAGAAATTGTTAAATCTTTTAGATTAATTACCTAATCTGTAAAAGGAAATCATATACCCAGTACGTGAATCCCCTCTAAATGTGATTTGTGCTTCAGTATCCTCATGCCCAATCTCTCTATCCATTTGGGCTTTCATGTTATCAGCCATAAAGAAACAGCCATTAAATTCGGGTGTACCCTTAAAGAATACACCTACTTTAGAAAATCCTCTTGGAGCTCTGCATGGAGTTACGTTAGGTGCTGATGGTGTGCCAACTGCTCCTGGTGCTACATTTAAATTAACAGGACCTGCTATTGTTGAGTGTTTAGTATCTACTGATTCAGATTTAATTACTATGTTTTTTATAGTTACTTTTCTTCCGTTAAATCTGTTTGGATTACTTGCGAATACCTCACCAGGTATTGCCATTTGTGCGAACGTTGACCCAATCATTCCGATTGTAAGTGCAACTGATAGAATCATCTTTCTCATTGTATAGTATATAGTACAACATCTATACCACAACCACCAACCATCAGATTTTTTCGATGAACTTAATTACTTAGTGGTGCTTTAATTGTTGGGTGAGATTCATACTTATCCAAGATAAAATCCTTAACCCTTAATATATCTATAATACTATCAAAATCACTTAGATGGTCTTTGAATAATATGTTAGGTAATGGATATGGTTCTCTACCAATCTGTTCTTATTAACTTCTTTAGCTATAATTTCTAATAACAACCCATAAGAGGCAATATTGAATGGTAACCCTAAGAATGTATCTACTGAACGTTGATTCCACATTAAAGAGATTGCTCGTTTAGGAACATCATTCTCATTCATTTCCTGAACAATATGGTCATGATGCATATGAGAACCTATATTGTTTCCATACCAATTAAATCGTTCACTTTCACTCAACTCTCTTGTATAAATTTGAAAACCATAATGGCAAGGTGGAAGAACCATTTGGTCTAATTCACCTACATTCCAAGCATTAACTAATAGTCGTCTACTATCTGGGTTAGTCTTTAATTCTAATAGTAGATTTGCTATTTGGTCTCCATTACTCCCTATATTATTCCAATTTCTCCACTGTGCCCCATAGATTGGTCCTAACTCACCCCACTTCTTAGCAAACTCATCATCAGTTTTAATTTGTTCAATGAATTCCTTCATCGATAGAATATCAACACCATAAGAATTATCCATTGCATATTTCTCGTAAGCCTTATATGCATCACCATTCCAAATATTACATCCATTATCCACCAAATACTTGATGTTGGTATCTCCTTTTAAAAACCATAGCAACTCAGTTACCATAGTT